GCTGGTCTGGGCCTCTCGGTGCGGTGGTCGCGTCCTGCACGCTCATCGACTGCGTGCCGACCGAGACGATCGAGTGGTGCGAAGAACCGAGCTACGAATGCGACGCGGACTACGTCGTCGTCGAGCGCGGAAAGTGGGCCAGCGTGCGCCACGACCAACTTCCCTTCGGCGACTTCACGCCCGGAAGATTTGCATGGCTCTTGGGGGATGTAGCCGCGACCCCGGCGGCGGTCCGGTTCCTGTCGGTCGAGCCGCTCCTCGGGCCTGTCGACCTCGAGGCGTATCTGCTCGATGAGCCCGAGCATGAGAACTTCGGACCGCGGATCGGCTGGGTGATCGTCGGTGGAGAATCCGGGCCCGGCGCGCGACCGATGCACCCCGACTGGGTCCGGTCGATCCGCGACCAGTGCGTCGCGGCGGGCGTCCCGTTCTTCTTCAAGCAATGGGGCGAGCACGTCCCGCTCATCGACCACCGCGAGCACATGCACCTTCCGTCCGGTCAACGCGACTGGTTGCGCGTCGAGCTGACCGAAGGGGCAGGCGAGAGCCTCGATGCCGGGGCCGCGACGGTCGTGCGCGTCGGGAAGAAGGCCGCGGGTCGTGTGCTCGACGGCCGTACCTGGGACGAGATGCCGGCGTGACCGGTCAGCCGTCCCATCGGACGAGCATTCCCCGCATGTACGAGATCGCCTGCCACTGCTCCGGCCAGCACGGCCGCCGGCCGTCATCCCCGACGGTCTTCGCCCACGACCACGTGCCCCCGTGCGTGTCCTCGTGCACCAGCACCCGGCCTCGGGCGCGGGCCTGCTCGAGCACCTCGTCGTCGGTGAGCTCGGGCATGAGGCCATGCTCGCGCGCCGGGAAGACGCGCATCGGGGGGGGGCGGTGAGACCGCCGTTCGCCTACTTCGGCGGGAAGACCGGCATGGCCGATCGCCTCGTCGCACTGCTCCCGCCACACCGCGTCTACATGGAGCCGTTCTTCGGGTCCGGCGCCGTGCTCTTCGCGAAGCGCCCGTCGACGCACGAGATCGTGAACGACCTCGACGACGCCGTCGTCGCGTTCTTCCGCTGCCTCCGTGAACGACCCGAGGACCTCGAGCGCGCATGCCGGCTGACGCCGTACGCCCGTGCCGAATACCAGGCCTCGGACCTCGACGGTCCGCTCGACGACCTCGAGAGGGCACGGCGCTTTTGGGTGCGGGTGAACCAGTCCTTCGCGAAGACCGCGGGCCGGGCCACTGGCTGGTCGGTCACCACGGCGCGCACGCAGTCGACGGGCGGCTCGGTGGAGGGTCGCATCGACCGGTTCATGGCGTGCGCGCGCCGGCTCTCGACCGTGGCGATCGAGCACTGCGACGCCGCTGGCCTCGTCGAACGCCTCGCTACGCCGGACACCGCGATCTATGTCGACCCCCCCTACCTGTTCTCCACGAGGAACAGCCGCGCCAAGACCTCGGGGGCGTCTGACTACCGCTGCGACATGGGCGCTGAGGACAAGCACGCCCGTCTCGCCGAGGTACTGCACCAGACCGCGGCCGCCGTCGTGCTCTCGGGCTATCCCTCCCCGCTGTACGACGACCTCTACGGCGACTGGCCGACCATCGACGTGCACGTCCACGCCCACTCGAGCAATGCGGTCACGTCCGGGCGCGGGCAGCGCGTCGAGCGCATCTGGACGAACTTCGAGCCCCACGTCGGACGGCTCGCGCTCGGGGCATCGTCATGAGCGAGGTCCTCTCCATCGGGGAATGGTCCACCAACGCCCAGCTCATCGCCGACGTCGCCCGCCTCGGCTACCTCGATGGCACCGTCCTCGACGCCACGTACGGCGAAGGCGGGTTCTGGAAGGTCTGGCGCCCGGAAGGCCTCATCACCAACGACCTCTACAAGCCCGCGATGTGGCGCGAGGACTACCGAGATTTCCCGCCATGGGTCGGTGGGTTCGACGCGGTGGTGTTCGACCCGCCGTACAAGCTGAACGGCACCCCCGCGCTCGGCGAGCAAGACGACCGCTACGGCACGAACCGCCGGACCTCACGTGACGAGGTGATGGAGGACATTCGCCTCGGCGCGATCGAGTGCTACCGGGTCTGCCGCCGGAACCTGTTGGTGAAATGCATGGATCAGGTTGAAGGCGGTCAGATGCGCTGGCAGACCGACATGGTGTCCGAGACGATCAAGGCGCTTGGCGGGCGCAAGGTCACCCGGTTCGACATTCCGACCGCGGGACGACCGCAGCCTCCTGGGCGACGACAACTCACGCCACGCATGAAGCACTCCACGTTGCTCATCTTCGAGAAACGCCCCCGGGGGACCACCGTATGAACGGAGACCGCGTGATTCCGATGGACGCGATGGTGGCCGCAGGCGCGAACTCGATCTCCACGGAGTTCGACCTGTTCCCAGGCAAGGAGCTAACCCCCGACGATCACCGAGCGGTAGCGCACGCGGTCCTTTCTGCGGCTCTAGGTGTACTGGAAGCCGAAGGCTGGTCAGTGGTGAAGCTAAAGCAAGTGGCCGTTCGTGTGCCAGCGACGGTGGTGCCGTCCGACCTGTTCTACGACTGGGGCTACATCCCGATTGGGGATGCCGAGTTTGCCCGACGACCAACCGAGGCCGTGTTCGTGATTCTGGACGAAGAGAAGGAGGGGCTGTGAAACTATGGGAGATTGGGTGGATGGTGTGGGTGACTGTAAGCATTTTCGCGCTGGCTTGGACGAAGAAGTCCAACCGATGACCGTACCTCTCCCCATCCCGGAATCAGCGGTAGAAGCCGCAGCACAGGCCATTTGGGAATCCATACGAGAGACACGAAAAGGTACGCGATGGGTAGATCTAGAGGGACCGTGGCGGACGATGCATCTACGTCAGGCTGAGGCTGCACTGAGGGCCGCGGTGGAGCAGGTCGGCTGGTACGACGAGCCCTACAAGTCTTTCACCGAGATCGACACATGGCCCACCGAGACACACGCCGACATTCTCGATGCCAAGATTTGGGAACCCATCTTCCGTTTCGTCGGGTCTGACCGATGACTCCACCCAACCTCAGAGACGACTTGGCGCAAGTCTTGGCCTCTCGCCGCTGGTTCCGTGGTGGAGCGACCAACCCAAATGCTCCGGCCAGCTCACTCGACTACGACGACACCGATTCTGTGTTCGCGTACCTGGCCGACCATGACCTGGCTATCTGCCGCTACGAGCGAGTCCAGCAACACTCTGGCGATGAGGTAGTGCACGAGTACATCCCTCTGGACAGCGCGGTAGGAGGCGCGGGAGTCCGCACTGTCCACGGAGGAGGCACCATGAGCACCATCGCAGACGCCGTAGAGAAGGTGCTGCAAGAGGAGACCGCTTTGGGGGTACTTCGGATGGCTGATATAGCAGCCAAGATCGAGGAAGCCCTGGGGATAGAGCAGGTATCCGTGGAGGACTACTACCGCATTCGTGCCCTGGAATCCCCCATAGAGCAGGAAGAGGCGAAAACATGAGCGACGACCTGTACGAGTTCGAGAAGCGGGTGTGGCGGCGTGACCTCTACGACTGGTGTTGGGAGGTACGTCACGCAGGGTTGATGAGCACGCCGTTCGCGTCGGGCACAGCTGATACACGGCGAGCAGCGAACGGGGCAGTCAATCGGGCGGTGTTCCGTGAGCGCACGAAGCTGGACACACCATGGACGCGCGTCCCGTGATGGCTAGTGCTCCCGTACCAGACGTAGACCTCGACGAGCCGCTGGAGCGCCAGGGTTGGGCTCATCTCGTCGCAACTGTGGAGCGCCTGCAACGGGAGCGAGACGACGCGGTGACGCTGCTGGGCTCGCTGTTGCGTGTAGGCCAGGGCTGGGGGGCGTATGCGCGCTGGGCGCAGGATGGGAACGAGAAGGATGCCGACACCCTCTCAGGCATCGACGCTGCACGCGCTGACGCTCAGATGTTCCTCGCGCGGCTCGCGGTCCCATCAGAACCTACGGAGGCGGAATGAGCGACGTCCAGGGGCTCATAGACCGGGCAGCCAACGCGGTTGAAACGAAGGGGCCCGACGAGTTCGACTGGGCCGCGTGCGTACTCGATCTTCTCTCCGCGCTCAAGGAAGCCCAAGCAGAGAACGAACGGCTGCGTGAGGAAAACATCGTCCGGCTTGGGAACGCATGGAACGAGATGCGGGTGATGGTGGCTGCTGGGCCGGAAGCCGACCTTGAGAAGACTCAGGCCGCGCTTGCTCTCCGCGAAGAACAACTAGCGCGGGCTTGCGCGTCAGCCGAGGAAATGGACGACGCCTGGCTGATGGTCGTAGGCATGGCGATTACCAACCATCCCGACATCGAGAAGCACCGCGAACGTCTCCAACATGCGAGGGCGAAACTCGCGGCTCTCAGTACCGAGGAGGGAAGCAATGGACACTGAGGCGATGGTCAAGTGCCCGAACTGTAAGGGGCACAAGGGCTGGCCCGTGTGGGATTCGCCGCTCTGCGGGATGTGCGGCGGAAGGGGTGAGATCACCCAGGGCCACCTTCGCACGTTGGACAGCCTTCGGACCGAGTGCGACCTGTTGCGGGAAGCACTCCGCGAGGTACTGGACGCTGGTCCTGGCTTCATGGCGTACGTGGCGTGGCGCAAGCGCGGTGCTGTCTCAGATGCTGCCATCCTCGATCGGATTAGCGCGGCCCGTAAGCACGCGTACGAAGTCTTAGCCCCCGCCTTTCATCGAGAAGGGGAGACGGACAGATGAGCGCGAGAGATGACGGCTTCCCGTCAGAGCTGGTCGCGGCGGTGCACATGCTGTTGCGCCTACGTGTCCCACCGAACGTTCATGAGGTCTTCGGGTTCAAGGAACCGCTGGGCCTCGCGGAGCAGGACGAGATCGTGGAGTGGGCGAAGGGGAAGTGGGGCGAGACCGCAGAGCTGGTGGCACTCGGTTTGCAGTTCGAAATGTGGACCTACGGGATTCGCGCGATCCCCCAAACCAAGTAACCCATGAGCACCGAGAACGAAAGGAAGCCTGAGTGAGGTTCAGCGCACGGTTCGTTGTGAGCGAAGTTGAGGCCGACCTGGTCGACGTGACGTCGTTCGGGGGGGACCGGGACGTGCTGCTGGGGTCTCTCACGGTCACGATGGTCCAAGGCGAGAATCGCGTGCAGATGGACTGGTCTCGGCGTGCGTCTCTGCCGACTGTGGGCGATGTGTGCGAGGTCGCGGTTCGGTCGTTAGACGAGGAGGGCTGAGTGAAAATCCGGGAACGCGAGCTCCTGACCGCTGGCGAGGTCGCTGGAAGACTCGGCGACTTCCTCGGGGAACATGCCGGCGAGATCTCCTATCACGGGAACCTCGGGGCTGATGATGCTGTCTCGGGGGTCAGTTACGATCGGTCTCGTGCCGCTCCGGGCCATTCGGATCCGGTGGGTGGGAGGTTCGCCACGACGTTTCAGCGACGGTCTCCACGAGGCCCGGAAGAGGCGTTCGTGCGCAACGTCCGGGAGTTGGTTCGGTTGGCGTGCGAGGTCGAACGTCAAGGCCGAGGTTTCCTGCCTCTCTCGGAGAAGCAGGCGGCAGCCTTGTTGAAGGGCGGGACGATCGCGTTGAAGGCGGGTGAGGCTGACAAGTATCTTCCGATGTGCGCGAATCCGGCGTGCAGGGTGGATGTGTTGGAACGCCCGAAGGCGGGGAGATGCCCCGCGTGCTACGAGTACCGTCGACGGACGGGCAATGAGCGCCCCCGGCATTTGTGCCACCCGGAAGACCAAGCGGAGGCGATGTGAGCGAGATCGCAGCAACCACCGGACCTGACGTTCAACGAAAGGGCGCTCATGCAGTTTGATGATGCCGAGTTGCATGTGGAGCAGGCGACTGCTGCTCCCGGCGAGAAGCGTCTGGTGCTTGGAAACTTTGCTCCGGGCTACGTCGTATATTTCTGCGAGACCTCGGTTCAGTTGATCGGCGAAGAAGGCAGCTATCACTGCGCCTTGACCCACGGACATGACGGTCCTCATCGTTTCGAGTACGCCGATGGCGAATAGGGCGCAGCGTCGGGCACAAGTACGAGCCCTCCCATCATCCTCGAAGCCCGAGTGGTTGTGGTTCATCGATGCGGACACAGGACACACCCGCTAGCCCTACTCCGACCGGGGATGGATGACACATCGGTAGTTCCGCGTGGTAGCATCCCTGTAGTTCTGAGAGCTGCGCCCGTGGCCTGAGGCCCGGGCACCCGAAGCTCACGGCTGGCTACCTGGTCACGGCTGCCCACGTCCCCAGCACTTGGCGCAACGGTCTTCTACATCGGCATGTTCGAGCCGCACAACCGCATGACGGAAGGTGCGATTCCGATGGTCCGCTCCGGGACTGTCGGAGCGCTCGGCGTGCCGCTCGAAGCAAAGGACGGCGGCGAGTTCTCGGCCCACCTCATCGACTGCCGCTCGTATGGTGGCTTCAGCGGTTCGCCCGTGTGGGCCCAGTTCGCGTACCCGGGGCCCGCATTCGAGGGCGCACGGCCCTCGTGGATGGAGAACTGGGAGCGCCGGGACGAGATCGGCGACCTGTACCACGCGACGCTCCTGTGGGGCATGTTCATCGAGCACTACGAACACGGCGGCTCGGCGAAGCATCTGGCATCCAACGCGGGTGTGGGTGTCGTACTGTCGATTAAGCACGTCCGGGAGGTCTTGATGAAGCCCGAGCTATTGGAGACACGACGCGCCACGGAGCGCGAGGTCGTTAACGTCGCGGATGCGGAGCGGAAGCAGGCGGGGTCGAAGCGGCGCGAGCCTTCTGGCCGCGACCTGGATGAGCGCATCAAGATCGACATGCCGTTTGAGGACGCGGTGAAGGCGATGCTTGATACGGAGCCAGAGGCGGATTAGTAGCGTCGGCCCCCTCGTGGCGGGGAGGGCCGATACGCATGACGGAAGCAACCCCTGGTGATCGTGCAGCGAGCTTCGAGCTGGTTGCCGAAGCGGTGCGCTTGAGGCTGGACGCACAGCGGCAGGCGGCCGAACGGATCGAAACGAAGGCAGCCATCTTGCTGGGCTTCGTGGCAACCGCCGTGCCGCTCCTCGCCACCCAAGAGGGTGCTGAGAACTGGCTGCGTATCCCCGCGTTCGTGGTTTATGGGCTCGCAACCATCTTCGGTGTTGTGGCGATTCGCCCATACCCTCATTGGGAGACACCCCTGCCGCGGCCGTTTGTTGCTGCGTTCCTGAAGTACCCCCAACCGCCTGAGAACGTGAGCAAGTGGCTCGCCGCCGCGCGGGTTCGGACGTTCGAGGACAACCTGCCGGTTGCTCGGCAGAAGGCGAGGTGCTGGTGGCTCAGTCTCCTCGCTCTCGCTGTCGCCGTGTTGCTCTCCGTGTTCTCACTTACGTTCTAGGCTTAGACCTCATGCCGGACCCCGACCCGAATCCGCAGGACATCCCGACCATCAACACGGACGCGTTGACGGATGCCGACACGATTGACGGCATCCTTGATGCGACCACAATTCCTTGGTCCTCCAAGGATGCGCGAGACCTCAAGGCGACGGACTGGACAATCCGCTCCGAGGTACCTGAGGCCGATGACTAGCTATCGCGAGTCGCTGGTCACGCGATAGGTATCGCTGGCCGATCCGAACTCTCTAGCGCGTCTCGCGGTAGGTGAGCCGACGACCGGCAACCTTGCCGAACAGCCGCATGGTGCGCTCGGTGTCGCTGAGCTTGCACGTCGTGTAGCGGTAGTCGAACTCTTGCAGGTACCGCGGCAGGTGCTCGGGGCTGACGGAGTGGTGCGTTCCATCGAGCGACCGCTTGAGTTGCGAGAAGTAGTTCTCGGCCTTGTTGGTGCTGGCACCGTTGCGGACGTATTCGCCCCACGAGTGGTTGACCGCGATGTGGTCGGTGAACTCGGTACCGATGGCCTTGTAGCTCTTGGCTTCGTCGGTGTACAGGATCGACTCTTGGACTTCGACGTGCTCGCGGATCACGTCCTCAACGTTCCAGTCGAAGCGGCACCGGGGATCACGACATGGCATCTCGACAATCCGGGCCGGCGGATCCCGTACTCGATGATCCGAGATCATCATCCCGACGAATGGAAGCGTTACCACGAAGGCCGTGGTGGCAGGATGCTGAACGCCGATGCGCTGAAGCTCGACCAGTGTTCGGCGGCGTGAGCCTACGAGACTGCACCGCCCCGCATCCGTTGTCCCGGACCATCCCAGCACGAGTTACCGATCTGTGATTCAATGTCGTGTTAGTGCTGCGTGGTATGCCCGCAGCCCCAAGACTGGCTGGGCGAGCAAAGGCGCCGACAAGGCGCACTGCCCTTAAACGGTCGACAAGCCGGCCCAGCCACCCCGTGCAAGCGGAGGTCCCATGGCTGACCTCCCCCCATCGTGTCCTGGATGCCAGACCCCTCTGGTGAAGCACTGCCCGAAGTCCCCTACCTGCGACGTCTTCGTCTGCGGTAGATGCAAGGTGTACGGCATCCCCGGTACCGAGACCCGCCAAGGCCGTTGGGTGGCATGTCCAAGCATCAAGGGGTGACCATGCGAGTCACGGTCTGCGCTCACCCCAACCCCAAGGCGTACCTCGGGGGTATCCGGATCCCGGTACGACTCGCACGATGGCTGTGGTACCGGACGGGGACTCACTGAGTGGGGCGACTCCGACGCCCCTGCCTCGGATACCCCGGGTACACCTGCCCCCACATGGTCACCACCATCCGCTGCCCCGAATGCACCACACGGGCAGCCCGCCCCACCTACAGCTACGCCTGGCAGCAACACTCACACCAAGCGATAGCCACATACCGGGCAACCCACGGGGACCGCTGCCCAGGCTGGCGTACACCACCCCACGACATCCACCCCGACCAGTGGACCACCGACCACCACCTCGGCCCACTCTGCCGCTCATGCAACTCACGCAAAGGCGCAACCGAAGACACGTTGCGTTACTGAGACGCAGAAACGAAAGACACCCAAGGGGAGGGGGGCCCGGCCTTCACGCGACCATGAGGTCATCCCCGCTAGACCCCGCCAACCTTGCGCGCACAGCCGCGAAATCCAGGAATCGGGTGAACCGATGGCAAATCGCGGGAGACCTCCGAAGCCAGTTGAACAGAAGCGCCTGATTGGTAATCCGGGCAAGCGTCCGCTCCCAGCGGTTGCTGGCGTGCATGTGTTGCCCCAGGCCGATGGCGTGCCGGATCCTCCGATGCAGCTTGGTGAGGATGGACTGGATTTGTGGCGGCGGGCGTGGGGTCAGGGTTTGCCGTGGGTGTCGCCGCAGTCGGATTGGGCGCAGGTCGTGGAGGCGTGCCGGCTGGTTGATGATTTGGCGGCGGCTCGAGGTCGGTATCGGGCGACCCGCGAACCGAGCGACGGGCGGATTGTGGCGACGCTCTCCAAGTCCTTGACGGATGCGCTGTCGGCGCTTGGGTTCAACCCGTTGGCTCGGACTCGTTTGGGGGTCGCGGAGGTCAAGCGTGTCTCAAAGCTTGAAGAACTCTTGGCCGACCGCCAGGCTCGACGGGGAAGCTTTGCCGCGGGGGCCCAAACTGTGGGTTCCGGAGGAGACGCCCTGGACGTCTGAGTCAACCGACGGGCTGTACCTCTGCGAGTTTGTCGAGGTCACGATCCGGATTACGAAGGGCTCGCTGGCCGGCCAGTTCGTGCGGCTGCGCCATTGGCAGGGCGATCTCTACTGCGACATCCTTCGGCTGAATCCCGAAACGGGCCGCCGGCGTTACACGACCTACGAGTTGTGGATCCCCCGCAAGAACTCGAAGTCGTTGCTCGGTTCAGGACTTGCGCTCGATGGGCTGTTCGACGAGATGGGCGCCGAGGTGTACTCGTGCGCGGCGGACAAGCTGCAAGCGAAGATCGTGTTTCAAGAAGTGCGCGCCGCTGTTGAGCAGTCCCCGGAATTGTTGGCGATGCTCAAGGTCTACCGAGACGCCATTGAGTGCCCGTCGACTGGTTCGGTCTATCGGGCATTGTCATCGGAGGCGTTCACCAAGGAGGGGCTCAATCCGTCCCGGGTGCTCTTCGATGAGCTTCACGCCCAGCCAAACGCCGAGCTGTGGAACGTCATGAACCAGGGTTCAGGCACTCGTGAGCAGCCGCTGATCGTGGCGCTCTCCACCTTCGGCGCACGGATGGGTAGCGACGGGAACGACTCGCTCGGCTACCAGCAGTACCGGTATTGCAAGCAAGTCCTCGCTGGTGAGGTTGACGATCCGTCGTTCGGATGCCGGGTCTATGAAACCCCCGCCGATGCTGATCATCGGGACGAGGCGAACTGGCCGGGGGCGAATCCTGCACTCGGGGATTTCTTGCGCGTCGAGGACATGCGCGATCGCTGTCAGCGGATGCCCGAGGCGGACTTCCGTACGAAGCGCCTGAACATCTGGGTCTACGCCCTGAACCCGTGGTTGCCGTTCGGATCGTGGGCGGCGTGCACCGATGAGCGCGAGATCCCTGACGGCACCGAAGTGGTGCTCGGGTTCGACGGTTCGTTCAGCAACGACTCCACCGCCCTTGTCGTCGCGACTATTGGTGAGACCCCGCACCTTGACGTCGCCGCGTTGTGGGAACGTCCCCTGACCGCTGAGCACGACTGGCGCGTCCCCGTCTTCGATGTTGAAGAAGCGATCCGCGGCGCGTGCCGCCGCTGGCAGGTACGAGAGATCGTCTGCGACCCGTTCCGCTGGGCGCGCACCTACCAGATCCTCGAAAGCGAGAACTTGCCGATCATCGAATACCCGCAGTCCCCGGCGCGCATGGTGCCAGCGACGCAGCGTTTTTACGAGGCGGTGCTGAACAAGACGTTGACCCACTCCGGCAATGCCGACCTGGCCCGCCACATCGGCAACACGACCACGAAGACAGACGCCCGGGGCACGCGGGTCGATAAGCCCAAAGGCTCTGCCGGGAAGATCGACCTTGCCGTCGCCGCGGTCATGGCGTTCGACGTCGCGACGGTTACTCCGACGAAAGTCGAACTGCGGATGGCATGGGCGTGAACAAGTCCGTTGTTGTCGAAGTGCTCCAAGCCGGCGGGATCGTCTTGTTGAGTCTCGCCGCCTTGACCGTGTCCCTCGGGTTGGGTCTCGCAGCGTTGGGGGCGGGTGCCGTGATCTATGGGGTGGCTCTGGAGCGTGACTGATGCTGGGTCGTCTCCTCAAGCGCGACAACGAGACAACCGGCCTGTCGATCACCGACTGGGCGAAAATGTTCCGGCCTGGCGCGCACGTCAACTACAACGGCCGGGCTTATCAGGCATTCAATGTCGACTCGACGACCGTGCCCGCCGCCGGGTATTACGACACGAACTCGGTGGTGTTCGCGTGCGAGGCGAACCGGTTGCTTCTCTTTTCGGAGGCACGGTTCCAGTATCAGCGGATGCGGGCCGGCCGACCCGGTGATCTGTTTGGCGATCAGTCCCTCGCGACGCTCGAGGAACCGTGGCGGGGCCATTCGACCCGCGACCTCCTCGTGCAAGCCGAGCTCGACGTCTTCAGCGCGGGGAACTCGTACTGGGTGAACGACGGTAACTACCTGCTGCGCCTTGCACCCCACAAGGTGACGATCATGACCGAGGCGGCGACGGAGGACGTGGCGGGATACATGGTCGGGGAACGCCTCGCTGGCTATGCGTATCGCGTCGACAAAGACAAGGTTGTCATCTATCCGCCCGAAATGGTCGGGCATTACATGCCTTACCCGAATCTGCGGAACCGATTCGTGGGCACGTCGTGGCTCTCCGCTGCGTTACCCGACATCGACGCGGACGTGGCGCTCACCACTCATAAGCAGACGGCGGTCCGTAACGGTGGCCAACTCGGCTATGTGGTGTCGACCGACCCGAACCTGACCGAAGAGCAGTTCGACTTCGCGGTGCGGAAGTACCGGGAGCAACACGAAGGCCCCGAGAACGCCGGGAAGACCCTGTTCCTTTCGGGTGGTACCGACGTGAAGACCGTTGGGCAGACCTTCGAGAACCTGTCGATGAAAGCGACGCAAGGTGCCGGGGAGACTCGCATCGCTGCGTGTGCGGGTGTGCCTCCGGTCATCGTTGGTTTGTCCGAAGGCTTGTCGTCCGCGACGTACTCGAACTACTCCCAAGCCCGCCGTCGTCTTGTCGACGGGACAATGCGGCCCCTGTGGGGGTTCTTCGCTTCGGCGATGCAGAGCCTCCTGCCCGTCCCTCCCGACGCCCGCCTTTGGTACGACGACCGCGACATCCCCTTCCTTCGAGAAGATGTCAAAGACCAGGCAGACATTCTCACGTCGAACGCCGCGACGCTCGTTGCCCTCGTCCAAGGCGGGTTCGATCCCGACGCGGCCGTGAACGCCGTTCAAGCTGGCGATCTTTCCCAGCTTGAACGGAACCACTCGGGCTTGTACTCCGTCCAGCTCCAAGAACCAGGCAGTGGTGTATCGCCTGCTGCGGATGCCCGGGACCTCGCCGAACTCGTCCAAAAGATTTATCTGGGTGTCGGCACCGTACTGACTGCCGACGAAGCGCGGGAGATCGCTAACCGGGCTGGCGCGGGTCTCGCTATCCCTGGCCCTGCCCTTGCACCCACGAACGGAGCGTCGAATGGAACGAAATGATGGAGGCCGAGTTAAATGAAAGCTCCGCTGAACAATGTGTGTCGTGCCGCCCCGTTCGAGTCGCGCGCCGACCATGGTGACGGGTTCACCCTTGAGGGGTATGCGGCGGTATTCAACACACCGACGCGTATTGATTCATGGGAAGGGCAGTTCGATGAGACGATCGCGCCGGGTGCGTTCAAGAAAACGATCCGGGATCGGACGCCTGTCTTGCAGTTCGACCACGGACGCGATGGACCTACGGGTTCTGTACCCATCGGGAAGGTCGAAGATCTCCAAGAAGACGGCCGCGGCCTGTTTGTCCGGGCACGTCTGCACGACAATCCTCGAGTCGAGCCGATCCGCCAGGCGATCCAATCCGGCGCGATTGACGGCATGTCATTCAGGTTCCGTGTGTTGCGTGAAGAGTGGGACGAGACGGGCGACATCCCGGTCCGCACGATCCGCGAGGTCGACCTGTTTGAGCTCGGCCCGGTCGTGTTTCCTGCCTACGAGGCGACCACCGTCGGGGTTCGTTCCCTCCTCGCGGATCTTGACAAGGATCAACGTGTCGAACTTGTGCGTGGACTTGCCGCCGAGCTGACACGAACCGAAGCCCCGTCCGACGCCGACCAGCCGGTCACCTCGGACGAGACCCCCGACGCCGACCAGCCGGTCACCTCGGGTCCCATAAGCACTGATCCCGCCGCGCTCGAGCAGATGCGGCGACGCATCCTCTCCGCCCAGCGCGGCATTTACTCGAAGGAGTGACCTAATGCCTGAAGAGGCGAAGCCCCTACCGCGCCTTGTCGAACTGCGTGACAAGCTCACGGATCTGCGTTCCGAGATCCTGAACCTGACCGAGCAAGGCGTTCTCGATGAGGGACAGACGGAACGTTACGAGGATCTCGTCAACGAGCACGACGCGATCGAGCCCGAGTACCGGAAGCTCGAGGAGCGTGCCGCTCGCGCCGAGGAGATCAAAAAGAACGTGTTCCGCGAGATCAGCGGTATGCCAGAGGTTCGCAAGCCGGCCGATGAGTATCTCGGCCGCGACGTGACCCGCATGGACTACCGCGAAGCCCGTGATGGTGCTCTACGCATCCTTAGCGACCGGGAACAGAACTTCATCCTGTCCCCACATCAACAGGATGTGATGGACAAGCTGGTGCGGTCGAACCCGCAGATCGCTCGGCGTGTGCTCGTCACCGAAAACGACGCGTACCGCTCGGCGTTCATGAAGGCGACGACCACACCGTCACCGATCTACACCCACGAAGAGCATGAGGCGCTACTCCGCTTCAACGAGTTCCGTGCCCAAGATGAAGGCGCGACAACTCACGGTGGTTTCGCGATCCCCGTGTTCATCGACCCTTCGGTGATCTTGACGGACCAGGAGACCGACAACCCGTTCCTCACGCTGGCTCGCCAGGAGACCATCAACACGAACGCCTGGAAGGGTGTGAGTGCGGCTGGTGTCTCATGGTCGTTCGATGCTGAAGGCACGGCGACCTCGGATGACTCGATCACGTTGGCGCAACCTTCCGTGACCGTGTTCATGGCCCGCGGGTTCATCCCCTACTCGATCGAGGTTGGGGAAGACTGGCCTGGATTCCAGTCCGAGATGGCACGCCTTCTCGCCGCCGGTTACGACGAACTGCTGGTTGACAAGTTCAGCCGCGGTTCGGGTACTGGTGAGCCGATGGGTGTCGTCACCGCGCTCGACGCGACCGCTGGCAGTGAGGTGCTGCTTACCACCGCGGGCCAGTTCGGCCAGGAGGATGTCTACAACGCGTGGAAGAACCTGCCGCAGAAGTATCGGCGGCGTGCTGCGTGGATGATGAACGTCGGTGTCATGGGCCGTATCCGCCAGTTTGGTTCGTCGAACGTGTACCACGCGTACACGGTGAACCTGCCGGCAGGTGCGGTTGAGGAACTGTTCGCACGTCCCGTCTACGAATCCCCGTACTTCGCGGACTTCACCGCTACCACCGCACATCAGAACGTCGCGGTGGTTGGTGACTGGTCGAACTACGTGGTTGCACGACGGAGCGGCATGAGTGTCGAACTCGTCCCGACACTCTTCGACGTGACTAACAATAGGCCCACCGGCCAACGAGGTTGGTTCGCCTACGGAAGAATCGGCGGCGGCGTGGTCAATACAGCCGGGTTCCGTCTGCTCAACCAAACCTGAGTAACAGTCCTAGTGGTAAGGTGGGGGCATGACCCCCACCTTACCACATGGACGAATGCGATCTGCCGGTTCTTGCGAAAGGGCTGTGCGTCAAGCACTACAAGCGGTTGCGCCGCTATGGCGATCCGCTCATCTTCAAGCGAATCCAGAAGTACCCGATCGGCGCCAGATGCGCCGTCGAGGGATGCGATCGCAAGGTCAAGGGCCGTGGGTTCTGTCGGCTCCATCTTGACCGGCAACGTGAATATGGCGACCCTGGTCCGGCGGGGAACATCAACAGCAAACGGGAGAAGCGGTCGCTGTCTCCTGGCCGTACGGTTACCCCCAGCGGCTACATCTCCATCTGGCAACCCGATCGCAAGAAGTACGCGATGGAGCATCGGCTCATCATGGAGGCCGAGCTCGGTCGGCCCCTCGAAGCGTTTGAGAGCGTCCATCACATCAATGGCGTGAAGGACGACAACCGGATGGAGAATCTCGAAATCTGGACGGGGCTTGGTGCTCAGCCGAAGGGCCAGCGCGTAGCGGATCTGGTGGCGTTCGTTGTCGGGCATTACCCGAACGAAGTACGCGCGGCGTTAGCGCGCCAGCCGTAGTTCTCTCTGAGAGAGGTGACCTATGGATCGTGATGCTCTCGTGGGACTGTCGCGGGCCGAGGCGTGGAATCGGAGTCTGACGCGTGGGCAGTTGCGTGACCTGCTCGCGTTGTTCGACGCGAAGGATGCGCGGATCCGTGAGCTTGAGGGGCAGGTTGTGCGGCCGGCTGATCGTGCACCGGAGTTGGTAGCGGAGGTGCGTTCCGTAGTGGGGATCCTCCGCGAGCGTGTAGACGCGCTTTCCGAACACATAGAGCGTCGCTAGCTAGCTAGACGACCTGTTCTACCGCGAATGTGAAGGGACCGGGGTTTCCTGGTCCCTTCGTCGCGTCCAAGCGTATGGGGGGCGTGGCGTCGGGTCGCGCTCCCCATACACCCGACACAAGGAGTAGCGAGATGCGAATCGTGTTAGCGAAAAGTGACGTGTGGATCGAAACGAACGTGATGATCCGGCGTGGCCAACCCTGGGATGCGGACCATCCGGTTGTCAGGGCTCATCCCGAATGCTTTACGGATGATGACCCGACATTGCTGGAACATTCGTTCGAGCGTCCAGCGGTTGAGGAAATGACCGCGGTCCCGGGTGAGGTGCGACGTGGCCCGGGAAGGCCCCGCAAGAATGTCTGAGCTACTGCGCGCCTTCCGTGCTCTTGGGGCTCGTGCCGAACTGAAGATGATTCCTCCGCTCGAGAAGTGGACCGCGTACGGGCGGATCAACCGTGGCTGACGCGGTAACCGTCGCGTACCTGCACTCCGATCACACCGCGTACTCGTTCCACGAGTCCCTGATCGGAATGGTCATGTACGACCAGGGTGAGCATCTCGGCGGCGGGTACATCTCGCTGCGTTGCGAACCGCTCGGGATTGTCGAGGGTCGCAACAAGTGCGTCTCGATGTTCCTCGAAAAAGATGCTGAGTGGCTGTTGTGGCTCGATGACGACATGGGCTTCGAGCCGAACACCCTCGAACGTCTCCTCGCCGTCGCCGATGAAGACGACACCCCGATCGTCGGGGCGTTGTGTTTCGCGAACAAGCACGTTGGGCCCGATGGGCTTGGTGGTTACCGGACCGCGGCACGGCCCACGATCTTCGACTGGGCCGAGATCGACGGCAAACAGAAGATGGCAGGCCGGACCGGATACCCGATCAACGCGCTCACCCGTTGCGACGGGACCGGATGTGCGTGCATCCTGATCCACCGCACGGTCTTCGAGAAGATGCGCGACGAGTACGGCGACACATGGTACGACCGGATCCCCAACAATGACGAGGGTTACAACTCCGAAGACATCTCGTTCTGTTACCGGGCAGGTGCGCTCGGTATCCCGGTCCATGTTCATACCGGGGTGAAGACCAACCATCTCAAGAATGTGTGGGTTGGGGAACCGGACTACTGGGCGCAGGTCGTTCCCGCTATCGCCACGGAGCACACGGCAGTCCTTGTCCCGGTCCTGAACCGGCCGCAGAACGCCGAGCCGTTCATGCGAAGCTTGCGAGCCTCAACCGGACTCGCAGCCGCGTATGTGATCGTCGAGAACGACGACGAGGAAACCGCGACGGCATGGGAAACGGCCGGGGCCCATGTCGTCATCCGCGACAACGCGCATACGTTCGCCGAGAAGATCAACGTCGGGTACCAGCTCTCCGACGAGCCGTGGCTGTTCATCGTTGGTGATGACGTCCGGTTCCATGCCGGTTGGCTCGACCATGCGCAGCACATCGCGAAAGCGACCGGCGCGCAGGTCATCGGTACCAACGACCTCGGCAACCCGAGGGTCACCCGTGGTGAACACGCGACCCACATGCTGATCGCCCGTGCGTATGTCGATGAGCAAGGCGCATCGTGGGACGGCCCGAAGAGTGTCTGCCACGAGGGCTACCGACATTGGTATGTCGATGACGAGATCGTCACCGCAGCGAAGCAACGTGGCGTCTGGGGAATGGCGCTCGCGTCGAAGGTCGAGCATCTTCACCCAGCGTGGGGTAAGGGTGCGAACGATGATGTCTACAAGCTCGGCCAGGTACACGCCGACGAAGACGCCAAGCTTTTCAAGCAGCGCCTCAAGGCAAGTACCCGATGATCGTCGTTACCGGTTCAGCCGGATTCATTGGCACTGCCGTCACCCGAGTGCTGAAGGCACGCGGCGAGACGGTGATCCCGTTCGATCATCCTCGCGATGTTCGTGATCGTGGCGAACTCGAATCGATGTTCACGAGCGCGACCGGAGTCATCCACCTCGCAGGTGCTCTTGGCACCACCGAGATCTTCGGTGCGGAACGCGCAGCAGTCGACGTCAACATCGGTGGAGCCGTCAACGTCTACGACGCAGCCTTCCATCGCGGGATCCCAGTCGTGCAGATCGGTACCGGGCATAAAGGTCAACCCAATCCGTACGCGATCACGAAAGCCGCGGCCGAAGAACTTGGGCTTGCTCGAGCCCAGTACCGGGCCGAGAAGATCAACGTTGTGCGTGCGTACCACGTCTACGGCCCAGGGCAGAAAGCAACCCCTCCGTTCGGGCATGGCACAGTCCGCAAGATCATGCCGTCATTCATCTGTCGGGCTCTCGCCGGCGCAGATATCGAGATCTACGGGTCCGGTGAACAGATCATCGACCTCGTATACGTGGATGATGTTGCCGAAGTTCTGGTCGACGCTCTTGCCGGGCCTTACGGACAGCTCCTTGAGGCTGGGACCGGGAAACCAACCACCGTGCTCGACGCGGCCCGGACAGTGATCGAGGCGACCAACTCGTCGTCACGGCTGGTGCATCTCCCGATGCGCCCTGGGGAACCCAAAGACGCGACGGTCATCGCCGAAAGTCCACGCTGTTCTAACCCTTGGCCGTGGCGGCTTGACGAGACGATCGCCTACTACCAGTGAACGCGGCGCTGGTCACAGCCGTGTACGACTCCTATGACTCGCTCAAGCCGTTCGCCCTACAGGACGTAGGAGTCGATGCGGTCTGTGTGACGGACGATCCTGACCTCGCCTGTGAGGGGTGGCGGGTTGTCTACGAACCACGCCTAGGGGTGCATCCGAATCGGGCGGCGAAAGCACCGAAGATGTGCCCATGGCGGTACACCACCGCCGACTGTTCCGTCTGGGTGGACGCGTCGTTTCGGATCTCGTCCCCCACGTTCGTTCGTGACGCCCTGGGGTTTGCTGATCCGATAGCACAGTTCGTGCATTGGGACCGGGACTGCATCTACGAAGAGGTACTGGCGTCGGTCCCTCTTGTCAAGTACCTCGGTGAGCCGCTCGAACAGCAGATTCGGGATTACCAGTCGCGTGGGCATCCGACACATTGGGGACTGTGGGCGACCGGGCTCATTGCTCGGCGGCACACGGGTCCGATGATGATGTTTGGGCAGTCGTGGTTGAGCGAATGTGAACACTGGTCGTATCAGGATCAGGTGTCGCAGCCCGTCGTGTTCCGTGAGATGGGCCTACGTCCCGAGACGATCCCCGGCACGTATTCCCAGAACCCGTGGATCGTGTACGAAGGATCGGGGAGACATTGAAGCCGATTCTCAACACGCTCGGTTTCGAGGTCGTTGATCATCTCGCTCGCCTGACCAGACTCCGCGACCGGATGCGTTGCCCGAAGTGTGAAGCGGTGGGTACCTGGAAACCGCATGGCGGCTGGGCCGACCGCAAAGATGATCTTCGGCATGTGCGCCGCTGGCTGTGCAAGTGGTGTGGGTACTACGTCGGCACCGATGGCGTCAAGCAATGCGGCATCGGTGGCGAGATCGAGTTCCAAGGCGAGTCGGTCCGTGTATGGGCATTCGAGGGGCCGACACCCGCGAGCGTCATCGCAGAGTCGAGTATCCCCGGGGCATGGCCGTGGAGGGGCTGATGACACTCACCGAGATCTACGAAGAGGTCGCCACCCAACCGACCGACGTGCAAGGCCACCTCGGCACGTTCGTTGAACTTGTCGTAGAACTCGACGCTAGCCAAGTCATCGAACTTGGGAGCCGTTCCGGGGTGAGCACCATCGCATGGCTGTATGCCCTCGAAAACCGTGGGCATCTCTGGGCGGTCGATGTTTCACCGGCCCCTCCGATCGAGGGTTGTGAACATTGGACGTTCGTACAGGGCGACGACTGCTCCCCCGGAGTTCTCGCGCAACTCCCGTACGAGGTCGACATCGTGTTCATAGACACCAGCCACGCTTACGAACACACCCTGCGGGAACTCGAGTTGTACCTGCCTCGCGTTCGTGCGGGTGGCCGGATCCTTTTGCATGACACCGAGCTGGAATACCCGGAGCTCATCGGTCCTTCGGTGCCGTTCCCGGTGAAGCGAGCCATCGAAGCGTTCTGTGCTCAGCATGACTTGACATGGACGAATCATGAGCACTGCAACGGGCTCGGAATCGTGGAGGTCTGATGCCGATCATCGCCGACACGGATCTGGGCGCCTACCTGGGAATCCACGATACGGAAGACGCGACCGGGATCTCGGCGGCAGCAGCGGCCGGGAGTCAAGCCGTCGTCGAGTATTGCGGACGGTCGTTCGACAAGACGGCTCTCGCGTCGCCCACAGCCCGTGTGTTCCGGGCCGGACTCTATGACTGCATGGTCGACGACTTCTGGGAGACGACAGCCCTCATCGTGAAACTCGACTATGGCGCTGACGGCACCTACGAGTCGACATGGACCATCAACACCGACTTCTATCTCGAGCCGCTCAACGGGCTTCTCGGCGGGCAGACATGGCCGTACTCCCGGATCGTGGCGACGAACGCCCGGACGTTCCCACAGGCCAGCCGGCCAGCTGTACAGGTCACTGCTGCGTGGGGTTGGGCTGCTGTTCCTGACGCGGTACGGCAGGCGACTCTCATCAAAGCAGCGAAGCTGTTCAAGCGGAAGGATTCCGTGGAAGGTGTGATTGGCGGGTTCGCTGATTTCGGTCCGGCACGGATCTCCCGTTTCGAGGATCCTGACGTCGTTGGTCTGCTCGGCCCGTATCGGCGGCCCAATGTCGCGGTGCTGCTGGCCTGATGGCAACCGTCGCTGAAATCGCGAGTGGTATCGCGGACGTTGCCGAAAATGTGATTGGGCTCCGCGCCTTCGACTATGTACCCGACTCGATCAACCCGCCCGCTGCGATCCTCATCCTCGGTGAGATCACCGAGGAGACGTTCGGGTACGGGTCGATGGAAGTCCCGTTCGATCTTGTGGTGCTCGTCTCGCGCACCACGGCCCGTGTCGGGCAGGGTTCGTTGTACGAGTACGCATCTCATACGGGCGACAAGTCGTTGTGGCTGGCGATCGCGAACAACAAGAGCCTGGGCCTGGCGGGTGTGAACGCCCGGATTGTGCGATACCGGCCGCTTGGTATCGAGGAGATCGCAGCGTACGGCTATTTCGGTGGGGCGTTCGAGATGATCGTGACAACCTGATGCGCGTTCTTCTCATTCGTCCCGGCCCGAGCTTCAGCGTTCAAGACGTCGCCTTCGGTTGGCGTGACGGGCTACGAGAATGCGGTGTCACGGTTGCCGACTTCAACTTCGATGACCGCCTCGATTTCTATGCCTCCGCGCAGATCGACAAGGACGGCGAACTCAAGCACGCGTTCTCGCGTGATGCCGCGACTCGACTCGCAGCCAAGACGATGCTCGCTGCGTGTTACGAGTTCTGGCCTGATGTTGTGCTCATCACATCAGGATTCTTCGTGCCAGCTGAGACTGTTGCGACGATGCGGAGCCGGGGCCACAAGATCGTCTATCTGTTCACCGAATCCCCATACGAAGACGACCGGCAGATACAGCAGGCCGCCTTCGCAGATTTCTGCATCGTCAACGACCCGACCAACCTCGAAGCGTTCCGCAGGAACTGCAAAGACACCTATTACGTGCCGCACGCCTACAACCCGCGGCGCCACCATCCCGGACCAGCCGACCCGGACAAGGCGTGCGACTTCGCGTTCGTCGGTACCGGGTTCCCGTCCCGCGTCGAGTTCTTCGAGGCAGTCGACTTCGAGGGCCTCGAGGTGAAGTTGGCGGGGAGCTGGGTGTCGTTACCGGATGAGTCGCCATTAAGCCCGTTGCTCGCACACCGTAAGGATTGGTGTATCGACAACGCTGAGGCCGCTGACCTCTACCGCTCGGCGAAATCGTCGCTGAACTTCTACCGCCGAGACATTGTGAGCGGCCCATTCGAGGGTGGCTGGGCGATGGGCCCACGTGAAGTGGAGCTCGCTGCGTGCGGCCTGTTCTTCCTGCGGGACCCACGACCCGAATCCGATGAGCTGTTCCCGATGCTCCCGACGTTCACGGAACCGGGAGAGGTGCGGCCACTCCTCGATTGGTGGCTCGCCCATGATCTTGAGCGTGAAGAGGCTGCGCTCAAAGCCAGATCCGCGATCGCGGACCGTACCTTCGCTGCTTCGGCGGCTTGGTTCCTTGACAAGATAGGAGATTGATATGAGCCGCATCGCGGGACGCAACGGGCGTCTTTATGCAGGCATCTCGTCGGCCGGCACTGCCGAGCCGATCGTGTTCCTGAACAAATGGACGCTGGCCCAAACGTCGGATCGTTCCGACGTGACCTCGTTCGGGGATACCGGCAAGGCTTACGTCCAGGGCTTGCCTGACACGCAGGGCACGTACGGCGGGTTTTATGACAACGCGACGGCGCAGCTGTATACGGCGGCGACGGATGGCGTGGCTCGCAAGTTCTACCTGTACCCGGACAACACGTTGACGACCCAGTATTGGTTCGGGACCGCGTTCTTCGACATGAGTATTGATGGCGATGTCGGTGGGCCGGTTGCGATCACTGGTTCGTTTGCGGCGGCGACGACAGTGGCGAAGCAGGGCTAGTGGCTCAGACCCCGCAGCAGTTCGCCGCGAAGACCAAACGCGCCTGATGGGCGTCTCACATTCGCCGGCCGAACTGGCCGAGAAGCTGGCGAAGGCCGCCGTGAAGCTGCGTGACGCCGAGCACACCGCGACGGAACAGTCAGCGTTGCTCGTCAAACGCAACGTGCTCGCGCTCGCACCGGCACGTTTGCGGGGGGTCGGGAAGAAGGGTGCGAAGCTTGGCGTCCGGTACAACATCGGCCATTACGAAGGGGTCTCGAAGGCGTTGGTGTTCGCGACGGGTCCGTTTCATCTGATCGAACGGGACACGACAGCGCATCCGATCCCGAAGTTGAAAGGCTCGAGCAGCCAGCAGACCGGGAAGATCCGAGCGAAGAAGGGCCGACTGTTCGGCCCGGCGTTCGGTGGGTTAAGCGCGAAAGCGACGGACGCGAAGCCGTTGAAGCTCGTCGGCGGCAAGTACCGGGCGCATGTCGTGCATCCCGGCACGAAAGGCAAACACCCGTGGGAACGGGGCGTCGCGATGTCCGTCCCGAAGATCAAGCCGTTGTACGAGTCGAATGTGAACCTGGTGCTTCACCAGATCTTCTGAGGAGCCTGATGCCCGACGATGCCGATGCCGGCGACCAGATCAACGCGCTGCTCAACTCGGGGACCCCATGGGCGGTCGTGATCGACGGGGAACGGGTCCCGATCATCAGTCTGTCACCGGGTGCGATCGCGAAGATTCAACGGCAGTTTGATATCAGTTGGGTGGCGATCTGTCGGTTTCCGCTCACGTTCCTCGACGCGGCAGAAGCGACCGTCTCGGCGGTCGCGGCGAAGCTCGGGAAGACGGACCCGACTCCTTTCGATGACACCGAGGAACTGTTCGCACGGTTCGTCCAGGTCGAAGACGACCTTCCGTCCGCGCCGGTCACAGGTGATGCGGAGGAAAACCCTACCGGTGGGAGCTCGACGGCTGGATAGCCGTCTACTGCTCCCCGCCTCACAACTTCACGGGTGATCAGGTGCGCTGGGGTTTCGAGTTTCGTGACTTGCTCGTGATGCAACACCACGACCGTCTGATGCGCCAGCGGGTCGCGAGGGAGAGCTGATGTCGCTCATCGAGCGCCTTGAACTGTTGATCGACGCGTCCGCGAAGGGTGCGATCGCCGGCCTGAAAGACACATCGACCGAGACGGATCGGCTGTCGGAGAAGTTCCCGAAGCTGTCGAACGTGATGAACAAGATGGGTCTCGACGGTAACGCGCTCGGCAAGACCTTGACGCTCGGTGTCGCGGCCGGCGCGGTCACTGCTGGTACTGCCCTCGCCACGTTTGCGATCAAGGGCGCGAAGGCGTTCGTTGAGGCCACCGCCCATGTCCGGGAGTTTCAGCGGGTGACGCTCTCTTCTGCGGAGGGCGCGTCCCGGCTGGTGTTCGCGTTCGAACGTGTCGGGATCTCGAGCGAGTCGGCCAGCACCGCCATGGGTCGCCTCGCAAAAGGGATCGCAACCGGATCATTCGAGGCTGAAAGTTTCGGTATCAAGATCGCCCGAAGCCGGGACGGCACCGTCGATCTCGACAAGACGTTACTGAACCTGTCGGACCGGTTCATGGGAATGACCGACGCGACGTTGCGTGCCGAACTGGCCTCCGCTGCGTTCGGTAAGGGCTGGACGGCGATGATCCCGATCCTCGCGAAGGGCCGCGATGGCCTGAAGGAAATCTTCGATCTCGCAGAGAAGGATCACAAGGTCTTCTCGCAGAAGGACTTGGAGGACGGGAAGAACTTCTCGCTCGCGATGAAAAGCCTGTCGAGCGCGGTGCAGGGCCTGTCGATGGAACTCGGCAAGGGGCTCGTCCCTGTCTTGACCCAAGTAGCACTGAAAGCCACCGACGCCGCCCATGCCCTCGATTCGATCACGAAGCCGCTCGGCGGTATCGGCGCGATTGCGAACAAGGCACTGGACGCCAGCCCCGCAGGGAACTTCGCGCTTGGTCTCAAGGGTGCCGGCGACATGTTGCACGGGCACTTTGGCGAAGGGCTGAAGAAGGCCGGACTGTCGATGCTTCCGCTCGGCGGTCTGCTGAGCAACACCAAGGACGCGACCGACAAGCTGGCCGAGTCACAGAAGAAGCAGGGTGACGCGTCGGACATGTCAGCAGGCCAGTTGCGGAAGCTGACCAAAGAGTTCGAGAAGCACGAGAAGGCAATCCGTGATTCACAGAAGGCGCTCGATGCTCACCTGGCTGGGCAGCTCGGCGTCGAGGCCGCGACCTACTCGATGCAAGAAGCCGAATGGAAGTTGAACGACGAACGCGCGAAGGGCAAAGACAACTTCGAGGAGATCCGCCGCGCGGAACTCGCGTACAAAGAAGGGATCGTCGCGACATCCCAAGCGATTCGAGACAAGGTTGCAGAGGAGAACACCGGACTCGGTGCGGCGAAAGCGATGAGTCTCGCGACGGAGCAGCAGATCTCCTGGCTGGCGAACATGGCCGACAGCCTCGCCCCCGATAACCCGCTACGCGTGTTTCTGTTGCAGTACATCGATGATCTGAAGAAGACGACGGGTACGTACACGGCGACGATGGACGTCGATACGAGTACGGCGATGGGCAAGCTGAAGGCGCTGCAAGCGAAGCTCGCTGAACTCGAAGCTGCTCAGTACCTCTCTCCGAACGATCCAGCGTCCTACCAGTTCTACGACAAGTTGCCGGGCCGTGCGGCGGGGGGCCCGGTGTCAGCTTGGCAGCCGTACATCGTGGGTGAGAACGGCCCGGAGATGTTCGTCCCGTCCTCGAGCGGAACGATCGTTCCGCACGGTGCGGGTGGCGGCGCGACGGGTGGGGGCGCCACGATCATCCAACTCGTGCTCGATGGCCGGGTGATCTCCGAAGTCGTACGCCGCGATCTCGTGAAGACCGGGAAACGGAACAACAGCGCGCTCGGCGCATACGCATAGGAGCGTCGAATGCCTGATGGTGTCGCGATCACGGAAGGTGTCGGCACGACCGTCGCCACCGATCTGATCTCCTCCCAGCATTACCAGCGGACGAAGCAGACGCTCGGCCCGGATGGGACCGCAACCGCGGACTGGGCGGGCCGAGCGGTCGGTACTGATGGGATCGGCTACGTCGACCATCGCGTGTACCGGCAGGCGTTCACGATCACCCCGACCATCTCAAACGGTGCGGCCTACGCGACGGGCGACTGCCTCGGCGGTCTCAACACGATCGCGAACGCTGCCCGTTCAACCGGTTACGGCGGAGTGATCCAGTCGGTCACGATTATCGACAAGACGCAAGCGCAGCGCGCCGCCATCGACATCCTCTTTTTCAAGGATGCGGTAACCAGCGCGGGCGACAACAATCCGGTGGCGTTCTCCGATGCGGACCAGGCGAACAGCGCCGCCCGGGTGTGTGTGTTGGTTGGTAGCTACAACACGGCATGGCCCGGGACGCCGCTGAACTCGGTGGCGTATCTGCCCGACACCATGGCCGCGAACTATGTCGGACCGAAAATGGAAATCCCGTACATCTGTGCGGCCACAACCCTGTACATGCAGCTCGTCGTTCGTGGAACCCCGACCTATACGAGCACCCAGGACATCATCGTCATACTCAATTGTGTGCTCGATTGAATGCCGCTCCTTACCCTCCCGCCGCCGACTCCGACGTCGAACACATTTCCGCATCGCCTTGGGAACCTCGCCGGTCGCGTCGCGGTCGAATGGTCGCCGACTACCGGACCGACTGACCCCCCCGTATGGGTGGACATCACGACCTATGTGCATCGCATCGAGATTCGTCGGGGCCGTAACAACGACCTCGACCGGTTCGAGGCAGGCACCGCGGTCATCACGCTGAACAACGATTCCCGCCTGTTCGACCCGCTGTACACGGCTGGGGCGTACTACGGGAACCTGCTCCCGATGCGCCTCTTCCGTATCCGAGGCCAATACTCGAACGCGACTTACCCGATGTTCGTCGGGTACACGGAAGCCTGGCAGCAGCAGTACACGCTCGGTGGGCATTCCACTGCGGAAGTGTCGTTGGTGGATGCGTTCAAGATCTTCGCGATGCAAGCCCCGAAGTCGCCGTATTCCGCGACGATCGAACGGCTGGACCCGACAGCCTGGTATCGGATGTCGGAAGAAAACACGACGGTCATGATCGACTCGGGACCGAACGGATACGACGGCACCTATTACAACACCCCGACGTTGGGAGTCGCGGGGCTGATCGAGTCGGACGCGAACAAGGCAGTAACGTTCACCGCGGCGAGCAGCGAATACGCGGCAGTGACTTCGATCCCACAGTATGTGATCGGGACCGGTCTGCTGATCGGCGAGTGCTGGTTCAAGACGACTGCTGGCACGGCGGGCACGTTCCTGTTGAACACAGAATCGCACGGGTACCCGCAGTTCGAGCTCGGGATCACCTCGGCTGGGCTCATCGTCTTTTCGCTGTACTTCCCGCCGTACGATCTGGTGCTCACTGTCACGACAACCGCGGTGTTCAACGACGGGAATCCGCATCACGCGTCAGCCGCCGTTTATCCGGGTGATGCGGCCGGCACGGCGGTGCTCGAGTTCAACGTCGATGGGGTCCGTATCTATGTGCCGAGCGGCGCGTTCACGTACAGCTGGGGCAGCCCGTCAAGTCGTGGGGCGCCGAACTCCTGGTTTGTCGGGAGTCGTGGGGGGACGTCGACCTTCTTCGATGGGACGCTCGACGAAGCCACTATTTATGTGACCCCGGTCCGTTGGCCGTTCACATCGATCAGCGACTTCTCCAACTTCATTGCCGCTAAAGAGGAACTGCTCACCCATTACGAGGCGGGTTCGAACCCGTGGAACGGTGACCTTGCGGGGGAACGAGTCGTGCACATCTTGGATGTGATGGAGTGGCCGGATAGCGAACGGGACATCTCGACCGGTGCCGTGACACTGCAAGCCGCGAACTTCGGGGCGAACTCGATCTACGAGGAGTTCGCCCGGATCATGCTTACCGAGCTGGGCCGGCTGTTCATCGACCGGCAAGGCCGCGTCGCTCTCGATGGTAGGTACGACGCGTCTGGTGCGGTATCGCAAGCGACGTTCGGTGATGGTGTGGGCGAAGTGCCGTACACGGCAATGCTGATCGACTATGACGAAGCGCTCCTCACGAACTCGATCCTCGCGCAACGGGACAATGGTACCGAGTTCGTGATCTCCGACACCGACTCTCAAGGTACCTACTACCCCCGTTCGTATTCGGCTTCGGGTCTGCTGTACCAGGACGACGACCAGACCGCCGGGTTCGCTCGAGTGGTCCTATCGCGCCGGAAGGACCCGGTGATCCGGGTGACGATGACGATCACCGCGGACGCGAACCCGGCGCTCTGTTATCCGCAGGTGTTGGGCCGCGAGATCGGCAACGTCGGGACGTTCAAGCGTCGTCCGCAAAGCATCGGGACTGCGATCTCACAGGACTGCACGATCGACGCGATCTCCCATGACATCACCCCAGACTGGTGGATCACAACGTTCGAGGGGACCCAGGCGTACATCAATGACTTCTGGACGCTCGGCGATTCGGTGGCCGGGGTGTTGGGTGTCACCACTGCGCTCGGGTTCTGAGGAGGCACGGTGAGAGTAGAAACCCGTGCTGATGGCGCGCTCCTGATCGACCTGGGTGGCGTGACGCGAATGGTGATCCCCGTCGGCGGGCCGGTCGTGCCGGAACAGTCGCGTGACGACGCCTACCCGAAAGTCATCAGCGACCAACGTGAGATCCATCATCTCACCGCCGAATCGGCAGCAGAGGTGCACGTGTACTGGGAGGAGTACCTTGCGCGGCAACGGCCACCGAAGCCGATCATCGGGACCGCAGGCCGCGCCCCAGAACTCGTGTCGGTCGTGCCGTACATCAACGAGTCGCGGTGGGTGGCGGACTGTCTGAACTGCAATGGTGGGATGGCGTGCTGGGATCAGAACCCGTCCGCGTGTTGCCTGACGTGCGGTTGGCTGTTCGAGGTGAACTGGCAGCCACCGGCGGAACGGTCCGAGATCGTGCGGATGCTCGCAGTGCGCGAAGCGAAACATCGGAACTGGGATCCCCGTAAGGGTGAGGACCGGGATTTCCTGATCCGGGAGAACATCCTGATGCTTGGGAGTGAGCCGGTCGAACGTCACGGGATGCTCGTCGCTGCGGGTCTGGATGTGCCGGTCGAGTTGGCTGATCAGGTGGCGGTGTTGGAGGCGGTCGCGGCGAAGGTCCGGTGATGGCCTATCAAACCGACCGGACCTGGGTGAGCGGCGAGCATCCGACCAACGCGATGTTTAACGTCATCCGTGACAATTTGAAATGGTTGTCGACGGACAAGCCGATGTGTCGGGTCACGTTCGCTGGGGGCGACAACCTGAACTTCACGCACTCCGCGTGGAATGACATTGTTTTCGGGGCTGAGTCGTTCGACAACGCGGCGATGCATTCGATTGCCTCGGCTACGGAGCGAGTGATCGCGCAGGCGGCAGGCAAGTTCCTGTATGGCTGCACGATCTCATGGTCCCGGTGGGACAGCGGATCGGGCACGGCAGGTACACGGCGCAGCCTGCAAACCCTGTTGAATGGGGCGACCGTCATCGCTGCGAACGAAGGTGGCCCGATCACCGACGACTCGGGTGGTGCAGCACTCGACGGGCATGTCTCCGTGTTGACGTGCTACTCGATGGCGGCAGCCGACTACTTCGGTTCACAGTTCCAAGACAACGCGACGGCCAGCAACCTTAACAGTGGGGCGACCTCGCCTTTCGGTGGGCAGCACTACTCGTGGGCGATGTGGGTGGGGATCTGATGGCCTATACAGCGGACCGCACCTGGGTGAGTGGCGAAATTCCTGACGGAGCGATGTTCAACACGTATATCCGTGACAATTTGAAATGGTTGTCGACCGACAAGCCGATGTTCCGGGGCTACTCGTCGGCGAACATCTCGACGGGTGCCAACACCTGGACTGACATGACGATGGATACCGAACGGTTCGACAACGCGTCGATCCATTCGACGGTCAGTCAGACGGCCCGGATGACGGTCCCGGCGAGTTCGGCCGGGAAGTTTCTGGCGGGCGGCCATCTCGAATGGGCAGCGAACTCGGGTGGTACCACCCGTGAGGGTCGTATCCGGGTGAACGACTCGACGGTTGTCGGCCAGCAGTTCGGCGGTCCCCGGTCAGCGTCGATCGCAGCACGGGCGATGGTGCCAGCGTTCTATGCGATGGCGGTTGCGGACTGGTTCTCACTCCAAGCGTTTCAGGATTCGACGACGCTGAACGTTCTCGCATCCGGTAACTATTCGCCCGAGGCATGGTGCCTCTGGCATGGAATCTGAGGAGATCCCATGTTCGCGAAGCTCGCCCCGTACCGTAAGACTGTCAGCGCGGTGGTGATTGGCCTGCTCGGCTGGGGTGGTGTTGTTGTTGCGTCAGCCCCGAGTGGGGTGACGGGTGCGGAATGGTTGGGTCTCGGGACCGCGCTCGCGACCGCGGTCGGCGTGTTCAGTTTCGCTAACAAGCCTGCCTGAGCGATGCCGATTGCGCTGGACTTCTCGGACGGCCGCCCGGATCCAGCCGAGATGGTCCGGGCCGGAGTGTCCGACGTGTTCGTCTATTGCTTGCAACGGGCCCGTGACCCACACTTCGACGGTTACCTGAATGGTGTGCGGGCGGCGGGGATCCGGGTCCATTGGATCTGGGAGACGACCACGACCCGCGCGTTCGACGGCTATCAGGCCGGCCTGTTCGACGGGCCACAGGCTGAACGGTACGCGGTGGGTGGTGAGCCGTTGTGGGTGTGTCTCGGGGATACGTCGAACGTGTCGGGGTTCGAGATTCAGATCGGGCAGTACGCCCGCGGGTTCGGTGAGTCGATCATGCGTCCCGACTTCGGGGGCTACGGGCCTCTCGCCGCGTTGAAGGCAGGGCAGGCAGCAAGCCCGAAGTTGACCCGCTGGTGGGGGGTGGAGACCTGGATCCCGGGGTCGACTCCGACCGGGCAACCCGACCATGTGGAACGCAATACCGAGTTGTGGGCGAAGCACGGCATCGACGTGTTGCAGATCGTCGGTGAATCGCCGGTGGGTGGCACCGACTGGAACGTGATCCTCAAGCCGTTCGGTGAACCGAGCGAGCAGAAGAAGGAGTTCCCGATGGCTTGCCTTGTCCAGACCGAAACCGCGATCGCTTTGGTTGACGGCTGGGTGGTCGAAGGGCTCACGATCGAGCAGGTCGGGGAGTATCAGGCGAAGGGTGTCCCGGGCCCGTTCTCCCGGTCGAACGAATGGCTGGGCCGTATCCAGGCGGGCCCGGACCAGCCTGACCCGGAGCCTGCCCGGGCCCGGGTACGCGCCGCGATTCTGAACGCCGGGAAAGGGACGTCGGGCACTCGGGCGGTACTCGCGGAGATCGCAGCCGCGGTGGTCTGATGCGCCTCGTCCGTGTCCTCGCGGCGTTGGCTGCGCTGCTGTTCACGGGCACCGCGATCATGATCGCCACGATCTCGGACCCACCGGAACGTGTCCTACCCCGCCCGTCCCCCTCGAGCGCGCCGGCCACGACGACGACGACGGAACCTCCCGCTACAACGACTTCTGAGGCGCCGACAACGACCGGGGCGGTAGTCACCAGCCCGCCCACCACACGGTTCCTGGCACCACCTACAGCGGCCCCGACCACTGCCTCGCTTCCACCTGTCCTGGTGGGTGGGTTCATCGGGGCGATGAACCGTGACCGTGCCGCGAACGGTCTCGCCCCCCTCGCCCCTCACGGCCTGTTGACCGCATTCGCACAATCGGCCGCGCAACGTATCGCCGCGCTCGGTGCGCTCGTCCATTCCGACCTTGTTGGTATCGGGGTTTCGTCCGGCCTGAACCGGGAGTTCCGTGCGCTCGGCGAGAACATCGCGTACGCGTCGGCCACGTTCACGGTCGACCAGTTCGAAGCGTTGTGGATGGCCTCACCGGCACATCGGGCGAACATCCTCGGTGCGTTCACTCATGCAGGGATTGGAGAAGCGATGGATGGGCAGGGACGACGGTTCGTCGCAGTCTGGTTCGGTGGGCCATGACCGGGGATCTGATACCGGCAGCAGGGATCAGCGGCCTGTTCGGGACGCTCGCAATCCTGATCTGGCGAATCGTCCGGCTCGGTGTCGATCAGGAGCAACGCCTGTTGAAGCCGGCGTATGAGCGGATCGAGAGGCTCGAGAAACGGCTAGGGAACCTAGAGCGGGAGCATCGGGGCTGCCAAGAAGAACGGGCGACATATCGGTTCTTGCTGGAATCCCACGGGATCGCGATTCCGGGAAGGGGCAGCGCGTGAGGAACTTCGTGCGTACACCGTCAGGACTGTTGGGGCTCATCTCGTTCGCTCTGCTGCTGATCATGGCGACGGGCGGCTACTTCTTCGCGACGAACTTCGCAGATTCGCAGAACCGCACCGAATGTATTGCGCGGGAGTTGGCAGGCCCGTGGGTCGGGTTGAGGGAGTCGTTCTCTGCCCCGCCTGGTGATGCGGTGGCCCGGCAACGTGCGCTTGACGCGATCGTGAAAGGTATCGACCGACTCGAACATCTCGACGAGCACTGCTAATGCGTTGGGCGTTCGGCCTCCTGCTCCTGGCTGTAGCGGTACTCGCGTTCTGGTGGATTCTACGGAAGCTCGATCAGATCCATGTGCTTGTGAACAGCCGGCTCACGTCCGCGTTGCGTGAGGTCCGCGAGTTGAAGAAGGCGCTCGGGCTACCCCCCGGCGACGATGAGGAGTCGTGATGTTGCGGAACCTGTTGGTGACGGTCGTTCTGATCCTCGCGGCGATCTGGCTTGCGCTCGAAGTGATCCCCCGTATCCATATCGACTGATGGAGACATAGCACCCATGACTCTCGCGCTTTCAACCTCCGCACGGAACGGGCTGCTCGACGCGATCACCACCGCGATCGGCTCCTCCGGGTTCGTCGATATCTATAACGGCGCACGGCCAGCATCGGGTGGCGCGGCAACCACGAAACTCGCTCACCTGCCGTTGTCTGCGACTGCGGCACCGGCAGCTTCGGGCGGGGTGCTGACCCTCAACGCGATCACGAACGACTCGTCTGCGGACGCGACGGGGACGGCGACATGGTTTCGGGTCACGACTTCCGGTGGGACGTTCGTCATCGATGGCGATGTCTCGACCTCGGGCTCCGACTTGAACCTCAACACGACGAGCATCGTCATCGGTGGTCCCGTCGCGATCTCGTCGTTCACGATCACCGCTCCGAACGCATAGGTGGATCTCGATGCTCTTGCCGCGTCCATCATCTGTACGGGCTGGCGAATCTGGATCACCAGAGACGCCGACCACGAATGGATCCACGTCGGAGCTGCCGAACTCCCAACCGACAACCGCAACGCCGGACAGCTCGGAGAGTTCGGGGACCGGTTCGTGGTTCCTCCTAGCTGGACAGATACCGACGTCATCTCCCGGGTTTTCTGCACCCTCCAGTTCCTCGCCGATCACGAACTCCGAGAACAGTTCACCGTGAACGGTGTCCGCGTCTTCGAGCCTCACGAACCGTCCGTGACCGGCGAACAGCACGACTGGTTCGTCGAACACCGCTCCGCGTTGGCGGGCTACGGATGATCCGTTCATGTGATCGTTGCGACGCTCTCGAAGAGGATGGGGATTGCATCCTGGTCACCATCCACATCCATGCCATGGCGCCCATCCCCAAGATTTTGTGTGCCCAGTGCCGCGAAGCGTTCAAGTGGTGGATGGGCCAAACGAGCGTCGGTGGGATCATGGTCCCGCGGGGCGAAATGCGATGACCGTTCATTGTTCTCTCAATAGGAAGGGCCACTGATGGCACTCTCAACACTGCAACCCGCTCAGGTCGTCGTAACCGCCTCCGGGTTGACGACATCGATCACCGCGTACACCGCGGGCGACATGCTCGGCGCCGAGCTCACCGTCACAGGTGCTGCTGCGGCGTCGGGTGGCAAAGGTGTCCTCACGTCGGTGATGGTGCAGAACTCGTCGACGAACACGACGGGCGCGCTTGACATGCGGTTGTTCAACGCGGCGTCGACCCCCGCGGCTGACAATGCGGCGAACTCGTGGTCGGATGCGAACTCGCGTCTTCAGGTGATCCAATACCAGTGCGCTGCGCCGGTCGCGTCGGCGTTGAACCAGTCGATCACTGCTGGGAACTTGTGGCTCGATTTCTTGACGGCGGGTTCCGCGAACCTGTTCCTCAACGTGATCGCGCTGGGTGCTCCCGCCGTGTTCACTGCTGCGACGGACCTTCAGTACACGCTGAACTTCTTGCAGTGGGTGTAAGTCGGCCATACCTCCGCTAGTCCGCAGACGCCCGGCTATCCAACTGGTCGGGCGCCTGCGGTACTGACACACGAACGGAGAGACCGATGCCTGCGGATCCGACGAATCTCTTTGTCGCGCTTTCCGGCAAGAAGGCGTTGCTCACTTGGGATGCGTCGGGCACGGGTGGCGTCGCCGACTATTCAGTGTTTCGCCGTTCACCGTCGACTAGGGCTGCGTTCGATCCGGCGGTGGATACGGCGATCGCGGCGGGCATCACCACGACGAGCTATGTCGATGCGGGGCTCGCTGTCGGGACTTACGACTGGGAAGTCTTCGGGCGAGTCCCCGCGTCCACACCTCCCATTGCGGGTTACACCGCCTGGTATGACGCGTCCGACACCTCATCGATAACCGCGAGTGGCGTTGCGGTCTCCCAGTGGAATGACAAGTCGGGCAACGGCTACCACCTGACGCAAGGCACAGGAAGTAACCAGCCGACTACTGGAACACGCACGATCAACAGCCTGAATGCCATCGACTTCGATGGCACGGCCGACTACCTAAGCAACACGTCGTTCGCGTTCAACGTCAACACAATGACATGGCTAGCCGTCTTTCTCTCGGACGCCAAGAACGCCAACAACCCGCGCGTTACGACGTTCACGACAACGAGCACGACGAACGATTATGACAACACGTCGAGCGCAATCGTCATGTCTCACACCAACGCTGACGCTTTCGAGACTGACTACAACAGCAACTCCTATACAACCGCACCCACAACGGGTTCCGCCGTCCAGTTCACCGTCAAACGCAATGGTGCTGCCTGGAACCATTGGAAAAACGGAACGGCTGGCGGGAGTATGTCAAGTGTCACGACGAACTTCAACCCTGGTGTGCTGTGGGTAGGGGCTACATACGCGGGTGGTGTCGGCGGTTGGTGGGATGGACTTATCGCTGAGATCGTCATGTATCCAACCGCGTTGAGCGACGGCGACCGCGTATCAGTCCAGGACTATCTGAAAGCGAAGTGGGGAACGCCGTGATCAGCGCTGTGGCGGACCGACGTTCGGCTGGTTCTCCCAGTAGTCCGCTGGCGTGTCGTCCTTACGCCACGCGATCCGATGCCACACAGCACGCAGCAAGCGTTTCATATCCTGCCCTTTTGTCAGATGACGTGCGGAGCTTAGCGCGATGACATGGGTGCAGTTCGCAGACAAGACCTCGTTCGTGAACTACCACGACGCTTCCTGCGCCGCGAGAGGCATCCCGAAGCCAGGCCAGATCCAGAAGACAGGCATGGACGCGCTCGGGAATCAGTGGACCACCGCATGGGTGCGGCCCGTAATGGATAACAACACCCTCAAGGCGCTAGTCCCCCGACGAGGACATACCCACCTACAAGCTCACGGTGACAACAGCCCCCGCAACGGTCACAAAGCCGAGTGGGAACGAGTCCACCGCCACGAAGACCTCGTTCGACGCGGAGTGCGACAAGCCACTCCCCCCCACTTGGGGTGGGCAGCCCGTCCCCGTGAAGGGCTGACATGCGCGTCCTAACGGCGGGCTGAGATGTCCTGGACTACAGGTTCTGATGTAGTTACCAAATCCGTCACGACGTACGACGCCAACGTCGCGGTCCTGCTCAACTCGCCGCCTGCGACTGCGCTTGACCTCCCGGCGCTCGGGCGGACGCTCTTCAAGAACACGAACCTGATCTTTGGGACGAGTGTCGAAACTTTCGATGCGTTCACGAGTGCCGCGCAAGGGACGGTAACTCCACCGAAACTGCCGCAAGTCCATGCGGTGTTGCTCAACTCGCCCCCTGCGATCGGTATCGAACTCCCGATCCTTGGTCCCCGACTGTTCAAGAACACGAACCTCATTGTCGGGACCAGCGCTCAGACCCTCGGTGGCCTGACCAACACTGCACAAGGCTCTGTCACCGCACCGCAACTCCCACAGGTTCAGGCGCTGCTGCTCAACGTCTACCCGGTAGGGCTTGCCCTCCCGATTCTCGGCCCGCCGCTGTTCACCGGTCGGATCACCAACCCGACCGGCGCGGTCGCCGAAACCCTTGATGCGTTCACCTCATCCGCGTCGGGTTCGACGACCGCGCCGCAACTCCCGCAGTACGACACCCTGTTCGCGGTTCAGCGTCTCGGGATCCAACTCCCGATCCTTGGTCCGCCACTATTCGCGGCACGGGTCGCCGTCCCGACGGTTACCGGCACCGTCGCCGCGACTCTCGATGCGTTCACATCATCCGCGTCGGGTGGTACGGGCCCCTCGGGGACGGTTGCTGACACACTTGATCCTCTCACTTCCGCCGCTTCTGGATCGACGACCCGACCGACCCAACCGTGGCTCCAAGCGGTACTGCTCCGGCCACCACCGGCTGGTCCGCCGCTTCCTCTCAGCCCACCACGACCAACGCTCGAGTTTGGTGCTGCTGCCGCGATACTCGGGGCATTCACCTCGAATGCTTCGGGTGGTACCGGGCCGTCCGGGTCGGTTGCTGACACGCTCGACCTGTTCACCGCTTCCGCATCGGGAGGGTTCGGGCCTGTCGGGACTGTGGCGGTCACGCTCGCCAACGCGATCGCGGATGCGTCCGGGTCGAGTGTCATCGGTACTGTCGTCGCGGTTCTTCAAGCCTTCATCTGCATCGCGACGGGTACAGCAACACCAGATGATCCGAACCCGTTGACGCTCACCTATCGGGACCGCGGCCACACTGGCACGATCGAGGACACGGGACACACGTTGACGATCCACGACCGAGGACATACCGCCACCGCGAGGGAGCAGAGATAGATGGGATCGAAGCTCTCGTATCGCTGGGGATCCCTACGCCCCGTAGGCGAACTCTGGCTGTTCGACGACGACGGCAGCCTGATCGACTTCTCGACCGGGTACGCCTTCGAGCTCAAGGTCGGGCTGATCGGCTCCGCGGCGTTACTCACGAAGACGACTGGGATCACAGGCGCGGCGGGAGCTGGGACTGAGCCGACAGGAACGCCGAACATCACCTTGACGTGGGCGGGAACGGAGACTCAGATCGGTGCGAGTACCGACTCGGCGACCTATGCGTGGATGCTCACCGCAACGATCTCGAGTTTGCCGAGGCGGTTCGTCGGCACGTTCGAGAAGCTGCCGATCATGACCTGAGTTCGCTGCGCTCATCCCCCCCAGCGAGTGACCTTGCCCCGTCTTTGGCTTCGGCCGGAGGCGGGGCACCGTCATGTTCAGGCGACGTCGACGGAAAGGGCTTCGTAGTTGAGCTGGTCGCCATGCTCAGTGAGACGCAGGCTGCACAGGAACGTCATTCGGATACTCGCCCCGAACGAGTTCTCAGCATCGACGGTTCCCGCCACCTTGTACCGGGACCCCGTCACGGTGACCGCGCTGTCCTCAAAGCTTGAGAACGACGCCGAGGTCGGCGACTTCAGTCGGTCAGTGACCGACGACTTGCAAGCCTGGTAGGCCCCGTAGGATCTCGTGCTCGACGTCGCTGCGGTATCCCCGCTACCGCCTGCCGCGTTGACGAGCGCGGCGAGTCCGAGAAACGCGCCGACGATGAGCACGGCGTGAAGGGCAGTGTTCTGGGCGCGCCACCAACCCAACGGGCCAGCACGTGGGGGCAGCGGCGGTGGACCTTCAGGGTACGGATCGCTGCTGGCGACGCCGTTGTCGGCGACGTGATCGGTCCAGTGGTTATCCCAGAACCGGTGTTGATGCCGTCTGGTGGGATCGGCCCGCCATTCGCCCACCGCCGACCTCCCTGCTCCGTGTAGAGCCGGAAGCTACACGGTCACATCGCGGGGAGCAATCCCACCGCATCATCCCCATCCCCCGGTGACAGCTTCACGTAGCCGTCAGTGCTCGCCGAGCTGCGATGCCGCATCAACTCCTGGGTGAGCTTCAGGTCTCGGGTCTGGCGGTACACCTGGGTCCCGAACCAGTGGCGCAGTGTGTGGAGCGTGTGATCGATGTCATGGTCGTGCAGCCAATGGTTCGCGTGGCGTTGCACCTGACCGGCGGAGGTCGGACCCTTCGGTCCGCGGCCACGGTGCGGGAACCACCAGCCCTTCCGCGGGTACCGGGCAACGAGAGGCAAGAGGATCGGGGAGAGCGGCACCGTCGCCATGTCGCCACCCTTCTGCTCGCGGATGATGAGCCGGTTCCCCACGATGTCTTCACCGCGGATCGGGCCGATCTCACAGGCCCGCAACCCGGCGTAGGCGGCGAGGTAGAACCATGACCGGATCGGTTCCGGTGCCTCATGCAACGCCCGGGTCACGTACTCGTCGGGCATCGGACGCGGGAGGCGGACGGTCCGGGCAGGCTTCTCGAGCCGGACAGTCGGATCGTCAAAACGGTGGCCTTCGCGGGCAAGCCATTGGTAGTAGCGACAGACATGAATCGTTTGTGACGCCATCGTCTCCGCCGCGTAGGGCTTGCGATCGAGGAATGCCCGGAGCTGGTCGACGTTCGCGTCGTTGATTGGGTGCGGGTGCAGGAATCGTTCGAGCCGGAGGAGTGCCCAGCGACGTTGGCGGATGGTCCCGGGACGGCGGTTGAGGCGCGCAAGATGCGCGAGGTGGGCGTCGATCGATGACAAGTCTGCCCCTTCGACCAACCTCAACGCGCCCAGGCCCCTGCCCGCGTGAGGGTGCTCTGAATCAATCACCGATCTAACGCCAGGTCAAGTGCGGGTAAAGGGTTCGCCGGTTCATGTCGATTCACGCAGCGAGTTGGCCGGCTGTAGTCTCACGGACATCGCTCAGCCCCGATATCACTAGGTTCGGGGTTCGAGTCCCCGGGGGCGTACCGAGTTCATCGTCGAGACGGAAGAACCGCGACAGCGACACCCCGAAGAACAGCGCGAAGCGCGCTAGCTCGGTCGTCTTGCAGTCGCGCTTGCCGGACATTCGTTCCTGGACCCAGCTTCCGGGCTTCTCGATCCCAGCCCCGATGACTTCATCGCTGACGCGACGGGCTGCTTTGAGCTCGCGAAGGTTCCGCGCCACGGTCGCCTTCGTGTACTCCAGATCTTCCGGGTTGATTGCCATGTCTTCCTCCCTAGCCGTCGTCCTGCCTCCGTGCTACCGGACTCTACGGCAGTCTGCCCCATTTGCCAAGTGCAGCCGGGCAATCTGACCGTTTCTCCGGGTAAATCCTTGACTCTCCCGGGAAACCCGGTAGAGTGGCGGCGTGCCCAAGAGCTACGACCTCTCCCCCAAGGACGCTGCTGCGATCCTCGGTGTCCACGAAGACACGCTCAAGCGCTGGGCTGACGAGGGCAAGGTCGAGTGCTGGACCACGCCCGGCGGCTGGCGACGCTTCGCCCGTGAGGACGTCGAAGCCCTCCTCTCTCCTGCATCGTCCCCTGCCACCGAGCAGGCGTCATGACGTACTACCCGTCTCCGGTCGCGATCTTGGGTAGCTCTCTGATCCTCATCGCGATCCAGTTGCCGATCGTGTTGCCGTTGGCGTGTGCGGCGCGTCGGCTGGTGGCCCGATGACCGCGGTGGGTCGTGCCCGCGAGCTCGGGGCCGACAAGAGCACCCCCGCGGCGAAGGCCATCGCGAGACGGATGGCAGCCAAGAAGGCCGCGGCGACACGCGCGGCACAGAAGTGGGCAGCGGAGAAGAAGGCCCGATGACCGGCGTGCTGGTCATCACTGGTCTGGCCCTCGTCGGCATCGCTTGGATGATGGCGACGCTCTACCGCAAGGACCGCGCGGTTGCACGCTCATCATCGGGCCACCCTGCCCGGTCTGATGATGAGCGTGGAGCTTCGCCGGCCCCAGCCCAAGCCCAGCCGGCGAGGCCTACGGGTGGGGACGTTCCCGCGTTCCCGGATGGTGCGCGGTCGAGCGTCCCCACCCGGTACTTCTACGGAGGACACTCGTGATACTCGACGCTGCTACCGAGGTCGCGCTTGGCGTGGCCGCGCTGGGCTTGGTGCTCGCCGCGATCTCTCTCACCGCCCTGATCTTCGAGCACTTCGACCGTAAGCGCGTGGCCCGCAAGTACGACCCGACGTTTGCCCCACGGGTAGCGGCGGGGCTCAGGGATTGGCGAGGCCGATGAAGCGCTGGTTTCGCAAGGTCAGCGGGGGCGCTGAAACGGTCGTCGGGTCGGGTGCCGGAGTTCGCGCTGTTGTCACCCGGCCCGACGTACCGCAAGTCCCGCGGGACCTCGCCGAACTGCTCGAAGCCGATCGGGTCGATTGGCAACAGCTGTTCGACGAGCAACGCCGCGAGCGCGGAGACGTGGCGTGAGCGAGTACCCGCGTGGTGGGCCTATCAACCGGTGGCGCGTCATGCGCGGCGGAAGCCTTCAGTGGTCCCGCCGCAACGATGAAGGCCGATGGCACCCGCAGTCATCACGACGCGATGGGACGCGTGGGCCTGGTCGCTGGGCTCCGCGTTGGCTGCACCGGCTGTACGCCAACACGTGCGGGTACTTCTGGTCGCCGTGCCCGTTGTGTGGTGAGCCTTCCGGCGGCCATCAGTGGCGTCATGGGGATTCGATCCCCGATGGCAAGCGAAGGAGCGGGGGCCAAGGCATCTGTCGGCACTGCGGCGATGTGCTGCGCAAGGCCGGGATGCTCCCCCGATGAGGAAACGGAAGCACCGCGGCGATACCTGAGCGGCCGGTCCTTTGGAGGGACCGTATTTGTGCCGGGGACTGAGACCGAACGGAGGCGTGGTGGGCACGTTGCGAGAGGCGAGTGACCGGCTCGTCATCGGTTTCGAGAAGCGCGCCGCGATGGACTTCATGCGCGCGGGTGCTGACGATGACCGTCTCCTCGCCGAAGAGGACGCCTACTTGCTCTGGCGGTCGGAACGCGACGCGGAGATCACGACGGAGCAGCACGAGCAGTGGCTCGACGAGCTGTACCACCGTCTCCGCTGGGAACGTGATGGGAACACCGAGTCATGACTTTGGCTGTAGACGCCCGCCTTCTCGAAGCTCTCGTCGCGGATCTGGACGAGGACGCCCAAGGCCCCTTCACCGACGAGACACTGCACGCGGACCTCACCGCCTGGAAGGTGATCGAGGACGCCAACCGCCAGTTGCAGTTGGTCCGTCAGCAACTCACGGACCGGCTCGGCGCGCTGATGGAACGCGAGCGGATCACGGTTCCCGGTGTCGCGGTGTTCGACGCGCACGTGAAGAAGAACCGCACGAAGTGGGAGAAGGACGACCTGCGCCGCGCGGTGCTCGATACCCGGACGTTCGATGACGAAGGCACATTGGTCGAGGAATCACCGCTCGACAAGGTGCTCGCTGTCTTCCCTCTCGGCAATCCGCGTCTCCTGGCGTTGCGTGCCCGTGGCCTTGAACCCGAGGAGTGGTGCGAGACGGAGAGGGCTGGATGGTCGATCCAGGTCTTCGACTGATGGCCGTCTTCTTCCTGGCGGGTACCTGCCATGACCTGGCTCCGGTGATCGAGGCCGGGCATTCCGCCGGCACGCGGCCTGGTCATCGTCACCCACAGAACGAAGTCGAGCTCGCGGCGGCGCTTGCGAAAGCCGCACTACATGAGGAGACGAAGAGTGTCTGACGAAGGGTTCTGTGATCCCGGCGAGCCCGGCGACCTTCAAGGTGCGATGCGGGCCGGTGATCTCCTGAACAAGCCGTGCTTGATCCGTCCGGTGTCGCTGGGCGAATGGCCCGCAAAGAAGGCCGAGCTCGACGAGGAAGGCAACGTCCTGAAGCGGGCCCAGGGACCGAGCCCCTACTACGAGTGCGACGTGTGGGTACTCGATCGTGCCGGCGTCGTGGAGCACGGGACCGGGGTGCGGATCTCCTGGGTGCGGGTCATCCCCCAACTCGAAGACCGCATGGGCCTCTTCGTCGCGGCGACCCCACGGAAGCTGGACGACAACTCGATCGTGTTGCAGCCGTTCACCGACTCCGGCAAGGACATCGCTCGCACGGCGATCAAGGAGATCCAGCAGACCGCGGCTGATGAGGCACCCGAGGCCCCCTTCGAGCCGAGTGACGAGACGTTCTGACCGATGCCGTTCGCTGACCCATTCGCCGATCCGGCTCCACCCCAGTTCGAGGGGGACTCCCTTCTCGAACGGATCTCACGCGCCTACGAGGAAGCCGTCGACCTGTACGGCGACGCGTGCGACGACAACGCCGCGAAGGAGAACGAGTACCTGAAGCTCCACGCGCAGGCCTGGGTCCATGCGATCGAGGATGGCGTCGCGGCAACGGTGCGGTCGAAGCATTGCGACAACCAACAGGACGTGTGCGACGCGCGCCAGACGTGGAACCGCGCCATGGCAACTGAGCGCCGGTCGCGAGCCAAGGTCGAGGAGCTGAAGAACCGTCTCACCGCGGTCATGTCACACACCCGGTTTGTGCGGGAGGGGACATGATGGCGACACAACGCAAGCGCCAGTCACTCTCGAAGACCGCCGATGAGCTGTTCGGGAAGGTCGTCCGTGCTCCAGGTGTCTGTTACCGATGCGGCACCGAGTTCGGTCTCCAGTGTGCTCACGGATTCAGTCGCAGCTACCGGGCTACTCGCTGGGATCTCCGCAACGGGTTCTGTCTGTGCCGCGGATGCCACGTCTACTTCACGCACCGGCCGATCGAGTGGGACAACTGGCTTCAGGTCGAGTGGGGTGACGACCTCTACGCGGAGATGCGCGCCCTCGCGCTGAGCGGGGTGCGACCGGACCACAAGGCGATCATCGCCGACCTCCGTGAGCGGTTGCGCTTGATGGAAGCGGCCGCATGACCGAGGACCTGATCTTCCTGTACGAGTGCACCGCGTGCCATTGGATTTATTCCTCACCGTTGCCGTTGCGGGCGATGTCTCACGGGACGTGCCCGAAGGCGAAGCATCCTCCGATGGTGCCGGTACCGGAGCCGGTTCCATGACGCCGTACTACGACGACGGAACGTGCGTGATCTACCACGGGGACTGCTTCGACCTGCTCCACGATCTCGATGGGATCGGGGCAGTGATTACCGATCCGCCCTATTCGTCGGGTGGCGCGTTCCGGGGTGACCGGGCACAGCAGACCTCCACCAAGTACGTCAACAGCGACACGGCTGCGTACCGTCCTGAGTTCGCGGGCGACAACCGAGACCAGCGTTCCTTCCTCGCTTGGTGCTCGCTGTGGTCGAACGCAGCGCGCCAAGCCTGTGACCCCGGAGCGGTGCTCGCGGCATTTATCGACTGGCGGCAGCTCCCGACTCTGAGCGATGCGATCCAGTGCGGCGGCTGGGTCTGGCGCAACGTCGCGGTCTGGTGGAAGCCGGGGATCAGGATGCAGAAGGGCCGCTTCTCATCCTCCGCCGAGTACGTCCTGTACGCGACGAACGGACCAACGATCGACGGCGCTGGGTCACCGCAGAATGTCTTTTCGTGCGCCCCGGTCGGCGGCGATGACAAGGAACACATTGCCGAGAAGCCCGCCGATGTCATGCGGTGGGTACTGCAGGTGGTCCCGCCTCGTGCGGTGATCCTCGACCCGTTTATGGGGAGCGGGACGACCTTGCGCGCCGCGAAGGATTGTGGGCACCGTGCCGTCGGCATCGAGGTGGACGAACGGTACTGCGAGGTCGCAGCTAAGCGACTCGCGCAGGAAGTCCTGGACTTCGAGGGTGCCGCATGATCGCGGAGCAGACCTTGTTCGGCGACGCGCCGGCATCCCCGCGCACTGTCCCGGTACGTGCTCATGAACGCCGCGTCTCGGGGCCGGTGTCCGCACCACTCTCGCGTTCAACGGACGGCGCGACGAGTCGGGCTGCGATCTCGCATGAGCATGGCGACAAGGCCGAAGCCGCGATCCTCGGAGTGTTCTCCGGCGACGCACTCACCGACGACCAACTCTGCGCCCGACTGCCTGACTGGTACCAGCCGACGATCAAGTCCGCTCGGTCTCGTTTGTCGCGGGCGGGCTATCTGCGTCGTGCGGGTGAAGGGGTCAGTGAACGTGGTCGGCCTATGGCGAAGTGGGCTTTGGTTGCATGGGATGAGGAGGGACCGTGATCGCGAAGACAGAGTGGTACAGCACGACCTTGACGACGATCAGCTGCGGCTAATGCGGTATCGGCTTCGCGGTGCCGGAGAACTGGCTCAACGAACGCCGGAACAAGGGCGACGTCTTCTATTGCCCGAACGGTGACGGCCGCGTCTACCACACCACCACCGAGACCAAGCTCCGCCGCGAGAAGGACGAGCTTGAGCGTCGTCTTGCTAGCGAGCGCGAGAACACCCGCTCGGCGCGGGCCGCCGCCCAACTCGAGGAGCGCCGAGCCCGCGCGTACAAGGGTCACGCGACCCGTGTCCGCAAGCGCGCTGCCCGTGGTCTCTGCCCGTGCTGCAACGCCACGTTCGAGGACCTGGCAGCGCACGTCGCTGATGCACACCCGGGCTACGCCGACGCGGAGGTCGCCGAATGAGCGAGCAGGTCGAGGTGTACCGCGCGTCGGACGGCTGGCGTTTCCGTCATCGCGCAGCCAACGGGGAGATCGACGCGCAAGGCGAGGCGTACGAAAACCGGGCGGATTGTGTCGACACGGTGGCCCGTCTGTTCCCCGATACCCCGATCAACATGGTGGAGGACGAGAAGTGAGCATCGCGGATGTATTGATTACGCGGGGTTGGCATCAGGGCAGCTACCAGGGCGCTGACGGTGCCGTGTGTATTGCTGGGGCTGTCCACCTTGCCTGCGGATACGAGATCCCCGCGGAAGACGTCTCCAATCGACCCGAGTCGCGCATAGATGAGATCGTGACGCTTCTGGTCGGCACATGGAGTTGGGCCGACTGGAACGACGCGCCGGAACGCACCTTCGATGAAGTCCTCCGTGTAGCGAAACTCGCGGACGAACTTCTCGACGCAAGTGCCTTGTCCCCGACGTCAGGCACTACCTGATGCGGTTCCTTCGGGTGCTTCTCGTGCTGGGAGGAGTGCTCGCAGGGTGGGCCGTGATGGATGCGGAACCACCGCACGTGACGCGGCCTACCGCCGTGACCCAGGAAGCAATGACGACCATGGCAACGACCACCACTACGGAGCCTGAGCCAGTGACGACAATCGCCCCACCGGAGACGCAGCCGCCGACCACCGTCGCGCCGCGCGCCGCGCCTTCTGGTTGCGAGCTCGAGGGGGCCATCCGGGCCACGTTCCCCGAAGACCCTGACCGTGCCGTGCTCATCGCGTGGCGTGAGTCGCGCTGCCAGCCTGATGCCCGTCACCCTGAGGGCGCGTCGGGTGTGTTCCAGATCATGATGCCGTTGCATCGCCAACTCGTCGCCGATGTCTGCGGTGGAAACCCGGACGTGATGGTGTTCGACGCTGGCTGCAACCTGCGCGTCGCCCGGTTCATGTACGAAGGTTCGGGTTGGCGTCCATGGGCGGCGACGGCATGAACGCGGCCATGCTTGTCACGTCTTGGGTGGAGGCTCCCCGTCATGGACGTTGAAATCCCCCCGACCTTCTTCGCTGCCGAGGCCGAGGTGTTCGCTCGGGCTGCGCTGCGGATGCTTCAGGAAGGCGAGGTCGAACAGGCCGCCAAGCTGTTCCTGCGGGCATTCGAGTTCGCTACGAAGGCGGCCTGAGTGCCGTGGGTGCGCATCGATGATGCTTTCTACGACCACTCCAAGTGGGTGGGTGCTGACCCATGCGAGATCGGAGTCTGGGTGACTCTCATCGCATGGTCGAACCGTAATCAAACCGATGGCTCAGTACCGAAGGGACTGCCGGCGCGCCTTGGTGCCGGCCCCGAGCTCATCGCGTCAATGGTCGCCCGAGAGATCCTTGAGGATGGTGGCGACGAGTACCGGATCCACGACTACCTCGAATGGCAGAGGTCGGCCGCTCAGATCCAAGAACTAGCAGAGAAACGAGCCGAGGCTGGCCGCCGTGGTGGCGAAGCCAAAGCCCGGGCGCAGCAACCGGCTAGCAAACCGCTAGCAAATGTCAACCAGAAGAAAGAATCCCAAGAAGAGACTCCCCCGAACGCTGCGCGTCCGTCCGTCGATGACGACTTCGAGGACTGGTGGAAGGCGTGGCCGAAGAAGGTCGAGAAGTCTGAGGCGCGGGCGAAGTACCGGGCACGCAGGAAGACCGAGACGCACGCTCGGCTCTGTCAGGCACGAGACAACTATCTCGCAGCGAACCGGGACGCAGACCTCCGGTTCATCAAGCACGGAGCGAGCTTCCTCGGTCCCGATTGGGCCGACTGGTTGAACGGCAGTCCTCTCGCCGCCGCAGGGCGCCGCGGTCCGACGATCTACGACGTCCACACGACATGACCCGTCCGATCCCGCATTCGGTCGAGATGGAAGAAGCCGTGCTGGGGGCGATGCTGCTCTCCCCTGGTTACGCGGTCGGCCCTGTGCTCGACCTGCTCGCCTCCGACGACTTCTACGTCCCGGCGCACGGCAGAGTGTTCGCTGCGATCTGTGCCCGGCATCACGCAGGCCAGGCGATCGACGCTTCCCTGGTGGCGAGCGACACGGGCCGTCCAGTGGATGAGTTGCGTGCCCTGGCGGCGGGGACGCCGGCGTCGATGAACGTCGGGGAGTACGCCCGGATCGTCGCGGAGAAAGCTGCGTTACGGCGGGCGATCCAACTCGCGGACTCTCTTGCCGCGGCGGCGTACGAGGGGGACGTGACCGCGATTGACGGGATGCTCGCCGATCCGATGGCACGGATTCTCCCGAACTTCGAGCCGGTCGCACCCCCAACCGAAGCGGCCGCCCTCGCTGGTGAGGAGCATTCCACTGAGTACGTCGTGAAAGGCCTTCTCGCCCGTCTCGAGATCGTCTTGTGGGTCGGTGAGCCCGGCTTCGGGAAGAGCACCCTGCTGCGCCAGATGGGTGTGTGCATGGCGTCCGGTTTGCATCCGTTCACCCGGACCGCGATCCCTCCACTGCGGGTCTTGATCGTCGATTGCCAGGAGTCACGGGCGCAGGCATCCCACGCGATCCGGCCGCTGTTGCGGCTCGCTTCGCACCGGTACACGGGGAGCCTGTGGGTCGAACCTCGTCCGCAAGGCCTGGATCTGACGACCCCACGTCATCAACGGTGGCTCGACGCGAAGGTCGCTGCGGTCTCACCGGATGTGGTGATCCTCGGGCCGCTCTACAACATGGTCCGGGGGGCGTCGGGACGCTCGAAGCAATCGGAAGAGACCGCCGAGCTCGCGGCGGCGACGTTGGGTGAGCTGATGGTGCGTCGCAACTGTGCGCTGATGGTCGAAGCCCACGCACCGCATGGGGATGAGATGCGGGTGCGGGGCTCGAAGTTGTGGGAGGACTGGCCCGACTTCGGGTTCGGCCTGGTTCCCGACGCGAACGCGGTGGGCCGGGCGATGGATGTCAGACGGTTCCGTGGTGATCGGCATTCGGGGCGGGATTGGCCGGCACGGTATGTGCAGGGCGGGAAGGGTTCATGGCCGTGGGAGTGCTCGGAAGCGAAGTTGAGAGTCGCATGAAAGCGATCACTCTTCGTCAGCCTTACGCGTCTCTCATAGCGGTAGGGGCGAAACGGATTGTTGATAGCGCGAAGGCGACGGACTACCGCGGGCGCCTGTTGATTCACGCTGGGAAGCGTCGGCCGCGTGACGAGTGGTTCCAGTGGGGCGGCCCACCCGAAGGCCACGCGTA